GAGCCAACCACCCCTCTAACCTACAAAGTCCGAACATATTTCCGCAACATCGTAAACAATCGCGCCGAAACCCTCAATATATATGACGATTCCACCATAAACAGAAATGCCCCCGAAAAAATCACAACTCGTAAAAAAGTTTTAGGCTTAACAAATCTAAAGAAGTGCTTCGTACAAGCCTCTGATCAACAAGACAGCACCAAATAAATTTTATAAAATTTTTAACATAAAACTATCACCAATACAAATTATATCTATCTGGTTCATACAGCCCCATATGAATCCTCCTGTTGCAATTCCTTTTACTGCTCCACACAAATTTCACATCCATATTATTGTCCTTTATATAACCCCATGATCTTTTCACCACCTTGATGTATCCAGCCTTCACCGGCATTTCATCAATCATCATGAAAACAACCTTACTAACATTGCATTTCAATACAATTCGCTTGAGATTAAGTTCCTCGTTACAATGATTCAACACGTGCTCAAGCACTCTAAACCCTAAATCAACCTCATTAGTCTTTTCACCCGCATAAAAACACTCAACATTACCAAACTCCATTGGCGTCTTAACTCCCACATACCAATAAGCCACCATCGCATAGCCTTCAGTATCAATAATTGTCTCATTGTTCCTTGGCGTAATCACCCCAATCTCTACCATCTCATGAGTAATCCAAGCAGGGCAATCTTCCCTTCTAGTGTAAATATCAAAACTAATGATGATCACCACTAGTAAGATACGTTGCCGTATATTATAAAACTAATTATATAAAACACTGACAATTTAACTAGAATAGAACACCATTCCAACAAACAGTGAGAGTTATTGAAGTATAACCTTCATCTGTCTGGGATGTGCACAATAATATATGTAACTACTATTATATAAACATTTCGGTATACTTCCATCAACAATTCACCTCAAACAGAAGAGAATTGACAGGAAACCCGATTCTGTCTGGGATGTGCACAAACAGGTAATTATAAATATTTAAAATTCCACCATTACCAATGTATAAATAAAATCCCAAACATACAATACCATTATGTTTTATGCATACGCTGATGGAGGAAGTAGAATGAATAATTCTCATGGTGCTGGAGCCTTTATAATTTGTAATGATAAAAATGAAGAGGTATATAGCAACTCCTTTTATTTTGGGAACTATAGTAATAATCAGTCTGAATATACTAGTATCATCCTATGTCTTACATCGGCATTAGCAGGAGGAATTAAAGATCTTACATTAACAAGTGATAGTCAGTTAACTATATTCCAAATCACAGGAAAATATCAGGTTAAAAGTGAACATTTAAAACCTTTACATGCTCAAGTTCAATACATCATTAAAAAATTCAATACCATAAACTTTGAATGGTCCCCGCGTGAACATATCATGCTTAAACGATGTGATGCTCTTTGTGATCTAGTTCTAGAAGGTATAATATAATACTAGTAGATTGACTATCAAAACTCTTTTATAATATCCACACTAACATTACTGTTATGACAGCAAGCAAAACAAGGCTATCAGTAGCCCAGATCAAGGAACTTCGCAACATCTACAGTTCCAAGGTATCAACCTACTACAGCAACGTTCGCACACCAATCGTTGCACAGAAGAATGATCGTAAAAAGCAGATTAAGAGTGCTACTTATGGTGATATTTATAAAAAACTTCAGGCAACGGGTCTTCCAGTTCATGAACGAAAAGAAATAAGCGAAGGCGATCTTCGAGATATCATGAAACTTCCAGATTTCGATGAACAATATAATGCTGATCCAATCATTACTTCATGTCGCTCACAAGAAAAGGCAATCTGTCAGGCCGAGAAAGCCAAGCACGTAGAACTTGAACAGTGGTTTATGGATGCACTCCAAGCAAATACCCGTGAGGAGATTCCAAAGTTCACAGTAGAGATTATCCCTAATCCAATGGAATGCAGTGCAGAGTAATTTCAGTGCTTAAATTCCCTTGTAATCACCACCACTCTTTTCTTGCGCACTAACAATCTTTCCGTTACATTTTTCATAACAAAAGCAATAGTATATAACTCTGATCATTGATCCACTACTTCTAAAACTATCAAAACAAAATCATTATATAGTCAGCAGATCAATCTTATAGTGTAGCAAGGTAACAGGTGCAAAAATGCCTAAAACTTTTACACCTAAAATCTTGTAACAATAATGGGATTGAGTAGAAAGGGAAACTGATCGCCCGGACTCTAATCTACATAGGCCAAACACCAAGGATCAGTGAACGTGTATTTACCACGTGACAGTTTCAAGATCATAATGATCGTTAAACTGCTCACGGTAAAATTACTAATTGAGTATGTACCGAAGCAGAAACCGGGCTTGATTCAAACTCAAGTGGTCAGTCCTACGCAGGTGCAACTCCTGCCATACTCATGATTGCTGGTATCAATGTAAAAAACTACCAAACCGGGTTAATTCTGGCATAGACACATTCCATCCGATCCGGGTAAACGAAATCCTCATGTTTGTCTCCTCATGGTTATCTCCTTTCAATATACTGGTAGTGAGTTGGTTCATTCCATCTCATTATCTTCCAGTAAAGTTTTCAGAACACTAAATTAAAAAGGAAAACCCCTAGTTATGGTAACTGTTAAAGAAGTAAAAGAATTTCTTAATCAATTTGAAGATGATGCTATTGTCGAAGCATATGATTATGTAATTCAGGTTGGAAATAACGAACAAATTGAAAATGTTGAATCATTATCTACTAATACATATCTTTCACACGAAGAATACAAACAATGTATGATGGAATCCTTCGGAATTAAAATCAAGTGACACCATGAAAGATTACAAAAAGGTTGAAATCTATCTTAAGGATGGAAGTAAAGAAGTTTACACTCCTGATGGGTACAAACTTCATGCTTATGATATGAATGAAACGAATCAAACATCAAGAATATTAATTCAGTGGTATGATGAGAATACAGATATCGTAAGACAGGTTGGATACAATATTTCTGAAGTTGTGAAATTTGAATTTAGTTAACATTTTAATAGTTGGATAGGTCAAATCTATCCATTATCTTGGTATGCTGGTAACATCGTAAACAACTACCAAACAAACCTTGTAATCCTTTCTCATCTTTTACTGCAAGATATTCATCCGTTACGTGCCCCGACAAAATATCCAATGAGATATTTAATGTTAGCGAAGTTCACACCTTCCTAACATTTTTAGAATCGATTACAGAACATTTCTAAAACCAAGAGGTAAACTCTATTATGGTTAAAATTGGAAAACGTTATTTTTACATTGTAAGATTCAAGTGGATAACTGATGATGGACCACACTGCAGGTGGTGTAAAATTTGTGATACTCCGACTGGAGTAAGTATTTACGAACCTGTGGTAATTGATGGTAAATTATCATGGGAATATGATAAAACAATCAAAGGAAAAACTGTAGATGATTATAACCATAATTTGTTTACCCTTGACTACAATCCTGGTATCCACGATAAAATGATCATGAAGGAGAATTACTAAATATGACAAGAATCATTCAAACTATTATCGTTGTTGATTGTCCTGAAATGCGGCATCAAGTCCGTATTGAACGATGTGAAGGTTGTGAACATTTCCAGACACATGACAAAGATCGTGTGATGTGTGCATACGATGAAGATTAAGAGGTAAACCCTAGTATGATGCGAATAACATTTAGATGTGAAGTATGTGATCCACGATATCCCTGTGAATACATAGATTATGAACCTGATGAATTTCAAGATCAGGAGCCTATACCACCAAGAGACTGCCCACACCATTCAGGTAACAAAGCAAAATTCATCTTTAATTTAGGTGAAACCAATCTCGTCTACGATGAATTCACTGATCGGTGGAAGTCCCGTAGTGAACAAACGACGAAATTGCCATCCCATGACACTTTCACTATTAGCAAGAATAGTGTAGTGGAAATTGGCAGTGCTAGTAAAGAAGGCAAACTTACCATCCCCGTTGATTTTGATGACATGACACTAACAAAACTTCGCATTGATAATGCCCTTGACAGCCTTGAATACACCATAGCCGGTATGGAAACATTGAAGAGTAAACACAACATAAAATAAATGATAGTGATAAAATGCCAACAAACAAAATTTTAAAGCAATTTCACCGTGAGCACATGGATACTTATGAATGTGCACTAACTCTACGGGAAAAACTCATGAAACACAACAGCAAACATGGTGTGAATGGCCTACCAATCAATAAACTACGTCAGTATATTAATCATGATCCACAGGTAATTGTAAACAAGTATCCATATACGTTTACCATTGAAAATGATATCATTAAAATGATTTAAATTTATTAAATATATTTAATAAATTTAATTTTGATTGAATTTGGAAAAGTTATGTAACAGGAGTTGAATTTTATAGTAATCTTTAATAAAAAACTAAATATTAGCAAGGTTCGTGAAAACATTAATTATGACATTGATAAAAATCCAAAACACATTAAAACCAAAGGCACATGTATCTACAGTCCATCACTACCATGTTTCATCAACACGTGTTCAGTGCTATCATGTGATCGCTTACAACGAACATATAAAGATCCTGATCAGTTACGCAAACTTGGAATAAATGTGAGGAATCAATCGTTATGTATTTAGTAATTCAATTGGAACCATATAAAGTTCTAGATCGAACACTGACCAAACCTATCATCCTTTACATGGGTGATAACGAAGATACTGCCAATGAAGTCTACATCAAAGGCAAATTGGACAATCATGAAATGTTGCTGTTCAATGAAGTCAACATGACAGCAGTGGATAGGCAATTTTTATATTAAACAGGAGGTAATTATTGTTATGGTTAGTATTGGGAAATATTTAGCATCTGAAAGAATTGTAGTTATATTTGAATACGAAGAATTTAAATTTGTTGCAGGTGCTCTTGAAACTTATATCAAGGATTATGTATCAGAGCCAAGTGACAGTGCCATGCAAATCATCAATGCGATGAAAATAGTGTTGGGTATCGAGGAATAATCATGGCATTAAGAGAATCAAATTTTGGATGGGAATATCCTCCGGGAGTTACAAGTCTTCCAGGGGATCGCGACATAACGATATCTTATGATTGCGATGTTAAAATTTATTCGTCTAGTGATACTGTAGAAAGTATCTTACTTGATATTGCTAGACTTCACATTCCTAATAGCAGTATATCATATAATGTCATTGATAATCTGATCTATGAAGGTGTGGATGATGAATATTTTAATTGGTCATTGATAATCACTATAACAAATGACATTGATGTTGAATATGGATGTGAAGATTTTGAAATATTAGAATTCATAGAGGAGAATGTCGATCGCAATCTTAAAACAGTTAAAAACATACATGATTATGAAATTATCAAGGATAGCATTAATTACAATTAAGATCACTGAAGATCACTGAAGATCATTGTATGCTATTAATAAATTCAATGAGGGTATTATTTACATATTGTATTGATGAAATGAAGAATCATTAAGAATGAGTTAACATTTATGTGTCAGCCCGGTGATGATTGTAATTTATGCCAGCGTTGTGAGGGAGGGATACCTATGGAGATAAAAATATCTGAATTTGATTATCAAATACTTAATAGAGTTTTAGAATCAAAGAAAAGTGAATACTTCTTAAAATTATCAATTGATGACTATAAAAGATATTGTGATTTTGTAAAAAGAATACAGGGAAGTGCATTACATTATGAAATTAACGCCACCCACCTAACTGATAAGGAACAATCCTTCATCTTTAGCACCCTTATGCTCCGTATGCAGGGAATAACTCCACACAACGAACCGGGTGACATAGAAATGATTACAAATATCATTAAGAAGTATAAAACAGGTTGGTAACTAGTTGATTGGTGCTAACTAGTTGATCAGTGCTAACATAGTAAATTTTAAAAGGTAATGAAAATATTTTACAGGTCAACTATTATGAAACGTGATATGAATCTCATCAGGGAAATTCTCCTAGACATTTCTAACAATTTTCCAAATGGTAAAGAATACGACTATCCTAAACATTGTCACATTGCACTTTGTATTGATGGTGGATTCATCACAAAGGAAAGAACTGTCGATAATACAAATGTGGTGTATAATCTTACATGGACTGGTCATGAATTCCTTGCCAAATACAATGACACTGAAGTGTGGAATGCAATACTTAAATTCATAAAGGACGTTGAAATGACTCCTTCTATGTGGCTCATTGATACATTATATACTCATGCTTTGGAGAAAGTTATAAATGACCTAAACGACAAACCAGTATTGTAATATTTCAAAACTAAAAATGTAAACTCTAGTGTGGTGGTTTGGTTCAAAACGTTCCAAACATCACAGTTCAAAATTTTAACGCGGAGGTAACTAGAAATGAAAATTATTAACACATTTGATGACTACATCGGTAATGAAGATGTTAAGGCTATGCTTCGAGAGGCCATTGCATCAGCAAAATCACGTAATGAACCATTAGATCATGTATTCATATCTGGATTTAGCGGTGCTGGAAAATCCACACTCGCCAAAGTCATTGCTAATGAAATGGGCGTTGAATTTGAGGAAATTCTTTGCAGCGGTAAAAACATCGGTAAGTTAAACATCAAGTTAATGAAGATGAAGGACTTTTCAATCCTTCTTATGGATGAAATTCACAATTTGGTTACTGATCAAGCCGAAGGACTCTACAAATTCTTTGATCAGGGACAAGTCCAGTTTAATTTTCCAGGTAAAGCACCTATACTTCTCGATGCTAAAAAAATCACACTCATAGGTGCCACCACCGAGATATCAAAAATAGCAACACCATTCTACAATAGATTCCCCATTCAAATTAGACTTGAAAATTACACTAGTGATGAACTGGACACCATCGTAATCAATAATGTCATCAGCGAAAATCTCAATCTAACTCATGATGCCATCACTGTAATTTCTCGTGCATCTAAAGGAGTTCCTCGTGATAGCCAAAATCTCATCAGAAGAGTCCGTGACCATATCAAAATGCATTATAGCAACTACAATGAAATTAGTGAACAAATTGTAATTGATGCATTGGCTCTCAATGGTATAGATGAACATGGCCTTAACACAATTGATAGAGCATACATTACAACACTATTCGAAGTATTTAATGGTGAAAAAACTGGTGTGGAAAGCATCGCCCTACAACTGCAAGTAGAAAAAGAAGTTCTAATACGCACAGTTGAACCTCACCTTCTCCGTGCTGGTTACATTTTCAAAAGTTCAAATGGTCGTGCTCTCGATGAAAAAGGATTTCAGTTGGCAATGGAATACAGTGCAAACAAGTAACGGTTGTAATCATCTTAAAATAAAAAGGTGAACATTAAAAAGGTGAACATTAGTATGGGAATTAAAAAATTAGAATATGGAGGAATTGATAATGATTACTATAGCACCCATTTCAATGAACTTCGTGATGACATTTTCGATGAACTTAATATCAAGGATCATCCAAAAGCAGGTAAATTGTATGCAATTGCATATGATCTTAGTCATACCTATGGAGCATCAGAAATCTGGTATTATGCATTGGATTTAGTTGAACTCATAAATGAAAAGGCAAACACTAACATGGGATATTATACAGAACTTATATTTGGGTGCAGCCTCGGGGAAGATACACCACATGAAATCATACGATTATTGAAATTTATGGTTGATTCAAGTGAATTTAAAACTTGGGATGAAATAATAGATAATAATTCAAAAGAACCATGGTTGCCAGATCACCCACTATTTAGTGATACAAGATGGCGTTGGATATTTCAATGCGCATCATACTACTTTGGTGTGAATGAACCAATGGCTAAAATCTGGTATGACGATATTAGGCATTGTTGGCAGATATCTACTCGTAGCAATCTCAAAAACTACGATGAAATTGAACTGTTCCTTGATTGGATAAAACCATACATCGATTCAGGGAGTGGCCTTCGCGAAATGTATGCAATTGTAACAACTGAAGATGGCGAACCCAAAATCTATTATCTAGACAATAGCGATGATGAATAAAACTTAAAAGGTAAATACTAGTTATGAAAATTAATGAAACTAAAACTTACACTATTGAACTATCTAGTAATGAAATGTATGCATTTAAATACATCATGGAATACGCATTATATAGTTCACGTGAACATAGTATTGATTGTCAGATAAAGTGCATGGTATCTGATATGTATAAAGATTACACAAAGAAAATGGAGTGATCATGAAACTTAACAACACCTATCGGGAATTTTGCTTACGATGTATCACTGACATCCAAGCCAATATCCAAAAGGCAAATCCTCATGAATTTGAAAATGTCAACATGTATAATGTTGGATTAAATCTTGGTTATCTTGAATCTATAATTCGAAATGAACATGATTTAGACAACCCTGTAGAACGTGGACACGCATTAGAAAGTGTAATTGATGAAGATAAAATGAAATGGAGACATAAATCATGAGATATGGTGTATATGACTACGATTTTACAACTAAAATGATTAAACTCATTAAAGACTATGGATATAGTGAAATAATAGAGTTTATGTATAACGAAGATCCGGGACAATTCCACGACTACGCAATTAACTTGTTACGCAACGATCCATGATCTTCACGTTAATCAACCATTTTTATAATAGTAACTTTTATAATCTTATACGCCGACATACATGTATGCCTATATCAGAAGAGAAGTTTAGTAAACTACTCACCGTTATGATTGGTCTATATGGTTACAACAAAATCATGGATCACATGAAAACCTATGATTCAGAACGATTCAACGAATACATCGTTCAGTATGGCCACGATCCCAATGAATATTACAAGTAGGGGGAGCGTTACGTAAGCCTTAATTTTATTTTAACTATTTGTGATTATTATGTATGTAAAATTTGATGACATTAAATGTGTGCATTTTGAAGAAAGTGATCAATCTTGTTATAAAGGTGATTATAAACCAGATGAACAGGATTATTTTCATAGAATGGGTGGTTATCCAGAGCCATGCTTTTGCACCATGATTGATGAAGAAACCATAGATAATCACGACACTGGAAAAACTCCAAATGTTTGGATAAGTCTTGAATGTGTTGCAAAATGTTGTCGTAATTATCAGACAGAACCTCGTAACATCGATGTAGTTGGTAAATATTAAATTGGTTTGATTATTATGGCAACATTTACAACTAATCTAGTAATGTCTACTGAATTTAAAGTAGATTTAGGAGATCCGAGTAACATAAATGCTTCTTGGATAAATATTAGGGTAAGTAATTGTGGATCAATTTCGCTGCGTATTTGGGATAACAAAAATCATAAAGTAATTGAGCAATTCATCCATGCTACTGAACTTGCTGCATTACTATATAAACATCGTAATGCCGATTATTATGAAATTTACAAATCAGTAACAAAAGCAATTGAAAACAACCACATCTAAATTTTCCGCGCCGATCTACTTGTAGGTGATTTAAATTAAAAAACAAAAACCATCTCCTATTACTTGTCCCATTAAGTCTTGCAAAAGTCAAGATCTGGAAATGCTCTATGAATATGATGACATTTATCATGGTCGAAATATCCGGATAACTGGATTTAAGTGCTTATGGTGCGATTGTGAATTTGAGAGGCAAAAATGAACATAATTGATGATGAAACTTTTGATCAACTTCATGCTGACCTTGCTTGTATCCAGGATTATCTTGAATCGGGTATTGGTGATAGTGATCTAAACATTCAGGACATTCGTATGATTATGCATCGAACAGTAAAAGTGATTCATGCAATCAACGATGAAGTCTTCGACATTTCTTGTATAGTAGGTGTTGAATAAAATCGACGATAACAACAGCAACTTCATAACAAAACAAAGAAGAAAACAAGGATCGTGTCCATGTTTTCTTTTTCGTTAAGTTACTTATGGGCACATACAGGTAAATTTTTCACGTTATAAAAACTTATGGATTACTATCAAAATTAAAAAGGTAAACTTTAATGCCAGATTTAAAATTAGATGACATACGAGATAAGCAAATTATTATATTTGCATTAAAGAGATTGATAGATGAACTTGAAAGTCCTAGTGAACATTTTGCTGATTCATATAGTTTGATGTTTATTAGACATTATGATGATTCAGCATTTTATTGAAATAGGTGTATAATCATGAGTGATATTACTAAATGTCTTGGTATCAATTGCACTATCAAATCTAAATGTTATCGTTATACGGCACGAGCAGCACATTATGGTCAATCATATGCTGACATGTATAAGGAATTTAATGCCAATACTAACACCTGTGAATATTTTTGGGATAATACAGATCCCTACGGAGAATAAAGTTATTATGGTTAGTTCTTGTTTTATAAATGCACCGAGACATCATGTAAAGATGTTTGGATATACATTATCAGGAGGTAATATTGACGATGTTGATTGTATATGGTATGAAAAGGGTAATGAAGTAACATTTGATTCAGCATATATAATGACAGGATCTACTATATCGTTAACTGTTGTCGCGATTATACTAATGATCGCTTCGTTCATTACAATAATGTTACCACTATTTGGGTTTATTATCTCTGTATTTTTCTTGATATGGGCAGTGAATATCTGGTTTAAATTATTTTTCGTGTGATTAATTATGACATCATTTGATAGATATTATGTATTCATTGGTATTGTGCTTACTATTAATATATTTAGTGCTATGTTTAATCTACATGATTAGGTTAGAGTAATTAATGTTACAGCCATTGTATTTTTATGTATTGCTGTTGAGATTTATTATGGATTAAGTGATTAGATATGACATATGAAGATTGGGTAATTGAAAATTTAGATTTATACTTTAAAAATTTAGAAAAAACTAGAAAGGAAATGAATGTTATGGATAATTGTAATAAAGTAAATAAGTTAACATTTTTACAAAGAATTGGATTAATGCCATGAATAAAGGTGATTAAACATGACCAATGATGCTATTACTAATAAGATCTGTCCATTTATGTCACGATCAATCTACATTGATCATAATTATGTTCGTGGTGTACAACTTATGAAGGTGTTTTGTCGTGGTGAAGAATGTGCTGCATACAAGAAATACGCATCAATTGATGACACTGATACAGCAGATGATGGAATATGCATGTTAATGTCGCGCGGAGGACTCTGATTATGTTCACATTAACTAAACATTACCACAACATCGGTGACATTTCAACCACCACCTATACATCCAAGTATCGTAATTGGACATCATGTTACAACGCATTGTGTAAGTTAGTTGATAATACTAATGTTACTAATGTGGAATTTGTCAAACATCGAATGATCATTTACTACGGTGATCATAATTTAGAGGTAGAACTTCGCAATAATGAATTGTTGAAATTAATACCGATCGGTGCGGTGTTAACTTTGCGTGTGGGTAAAAATGATTGAGCATACAATGTATGTAACTAAATGTGACTATTGTGGGGAAGTGATCCCCGATGTCAATATTAGTTATTACTATGTAAGTATGGGCGAAGATGTCATTATTGGTGGGGGGATAAAAGACTTCATATGGATGTAACTCATCATTTTTGCAATAAAGATCATTTGATGAAATTCATTGATGAGCGTATCTAATAACAAAACCAACCTATTTTATAATATAACGCACATACATTACTAGTATGCAACAGTTTAGTAGTGTGCTATTAACAATGCCACACGATGAAGTTTTAGATCACATAACAGCACTGAATGATCGCATCACAGATTATAATGATCAATTCAATGAGATTACTGATATCATCAAGTTACAGGGTTCTAAAACTACAAGTGACACATATATCCAATGTCGTAATATTGCTGAACAATTCAAAGATGAAATGATTTATGCAGCCTACATTCTGCAATTAACCAAATCAATAGACAACACCCCATGGGATTTCGAAGCCCAAGAAAAATTCGATAGTTACGTTTTAAGTGTAACGATACTAGAGAAAAACTTTAGGTTTCCACCAACTAATTGGAAATTAATGGACAAAATGTTTACGGGAAATTGCTAATTAGTGAGGCACAATGTGTGATCATGATGAATCATCACTTAAAGATCATTTAAGATATATCGAGTTTGGATTAAGTTATGGTAATATATCTTTTAGTGTTGAAACGTTCAAAGTTAAAAAATTATTTTATGATACAAACTCCAATGTAATATGTAATGTATAATTTAGTTCCAATGAATGATATTTGGGCATGGTATAAAAGAGGATGTAGAGAACGAAAATCATATGATGATTATGGAAAATATGGCGAACTGTAAGTTAATGGTGTGATAATTTAGATGCCAAATCTCGATGATTTAGAAAGATATTACCGGGAACAACACTTAAATAAGTGTTTAAATGATTCATGTTCTATAAATGAAATTTTATTAGCCTTATCTCAATCTTTTGATAATATCAAGGAGCAATGTGATAAAGCCATTGAAAATTTCAAAATGCAGTTACATGAAATGAAAATGAATGAAGTTGATAATATAGAATCTAAAAAGAAATTTACTGAAGAACAAAAATGCATTAGAAGTTTATATAGGAGACGATAATAGTGTATGTAGGTGGTAATAATCATGGTTAAATGTGTTTCATGTAAAGAATGTGATTATTGTAAATCTGTTGGATTTGATTCATCTCTACGTTATTGTGATCATGAAGTAGTTCTTTCACTCTATGAATCTAAAACAAAGTTGTCATTTACTTATAATATTATTGATGATGTTATGTATAATGATAAAATACCAGATTGGTGCCATTACAACGAGGGAGAATGAAATTTTGTCCATAAAACGAATTGATGGGCATGGATGTTCAGGTTGTTACTTACACAAAGAATACATCTACAGTGATAACCTAAAGTGTTATTATTGTGGGCATCCATATCGAGAAACAACTAACTTTAAAGATAGTATAATGTTCACACATAACATTATCGGTGATTTGACTAGTAGACCATCTTGGTGTCATTTAAATAATGAGTAGGAGGATTATTAATTATGAAAATTAAAAATGTAATTATAATGACAGTGTTTGTATCATTGATCACATTACCTGTTGTTAGTGCTGAAATTTTTGGACCAGATCCAACACCAGTTAGTGGTGATGTATGGACTCCAGTTGATAAATGTTGGGTATATGATAGTTATCATTCACAGGATGTTGGATGGTATGGCATTGTATATTTCATAACATATCAAAATCAGTATGGTCAACACAAAATTGAAAAGGTGGATATAGACACTTGGTATAATTCAAAAATGAGAAATGATGTAACACCGTCTATGTATTTTCAGGGTGGATCTCGATGATGAAAAAGTTTAAAATTACACGCATTGCCACAGCATATATTACCTATGAAAAGGTTATAGAGGCCGAAAATGAAGATGATGCCATGGATATTGCTGATGAACAAATGGAACATATGCACAATTGGGAAGTTGATGATATCATCGATTGGCATGATTACGAAGTAACTGAACAGGATTAGTATGATTGATGATGAATTAACTAAAAATATTTTATGCATTGCTAGAGAGTTAGTTGATTGTAAAATTAGGTATTTAAATTTAATTAATAATGATAATAGGTTAACTACATTTACATTTAATTTTGATAATTTTATTATAAATATATCTATGTATTCAGTTACATGGTATATAAGTTCTATACAACATAATTGCAGTATGTGGTGGAATCCATTTACATGGAATGATACTATATGGGTATATGCAAATGAACGATGGGAAGATTGGGTAACGAAAGAATTTAAAGAACGGTTATATCAAGAAATTCAACAAAACATTCAGTATTATGAAATTAAATGTCAAAAAATGCAAGATAGAAAAAAGTTTTATGCTGATCAGATTTTACGCAAGGAATTGAAAAAGATTAATAGATTGAAATGAGGTTGTTATGGAATTTAATATTTTTATCACCAGCATCTTTAAGTGGAGTTTTAGAATTGCCATAGTAGCACAAATCACCATATTACTTGGTAATCACTTCCATTACACCAGTATTCCATTTCCATGGTTGTATCTTCCAGCAGCCTACGTTGTGTGTTACGTTACAATCACCTTCGCTGTGTTGTGGCCTGAAGCATACGAAGAAGCAAAACGCCAACAGGTTAGTGATGCCTATAAATTTTTAACTGAAGAAGAAATTGAAATGAATAATAGTAAGTATAAAACGAGGAGAATGTAAGTTAGTATGATTATTAATCTACTTATTCCAGATTCAATGAAACGTGAATACAACTCATTTGATGAATGTTTAGATAAAGATGGTTATTATAATGTTAGACTTGTAAATTGGCAGACATTAAATGAAGATACAGTGATGATTCCCAAGCATATTGTCATTGCTTGTGATTTGAGTAAAAATTTAATGCAGATTGATGATGTGAATTATCATTTGGTTAAAGTGTTGAATGAATAATCATGACTTGTGAAACCAGGAGAATATAAACTAGTATGGTTATTTTAAAATGCCCTCGATGTGGATGTCAACAACCAGTTACAGATGAATTGCTCAAATTATATGAATTTCACAAGAGGCTCATCCAAAGGCAACTCACCCATTTACATATGTTTGTGGTAAAGTTATGGAGGAAGTTAAATTATGACTGAACGACTTGGATTTCCAACAATTGAGATGAAAATGAAACGATTGGAAGATATAACTAGATTGCAATATTTACATGATGCAAGTGTTAATGAATTGGTGGATGAACTGGTGAAACGGGATGAATGCATTGAAGAATTAAATTGTAGAGAGGTTAGAGAATATAATCTTTTATTTGATGGTCCGGCCCGTATCATCGTCGTGCAGGGGGTGGACTGAATGTGCCCCGAGTGTGTGACATGTGATTCATTACATGTTTGCTACACATTTTTCCTATCTTTGGATTTGCTTAAAAATCCAGAGACGGGTAAATATCATAAATTGCTTGGGTGTGATGTAGAGTCATACAAATATGGGGATGAAATCACAGCAGAAAATGAAACGGAATATGCAAAATATATCAAATGTATTTTGCATGGAGTGAAGTAAATGGGTAACTTATACAGTCCGTTTGTAAGTCACGACCCGTTACTAGATTATGGGCGTGGTATGACTGATTGTGAAATATGTGGGATATCTGGATGGTGTGGCCCAGAGTGCCCAGTATATGGTTCAGAGCCAGAATGCACCGGTGAATAACCATGATACCAATTCATGTAATTGAGGCATAGGAAATGAGTGATATTGTATTGAATTACATTGCTTGCTTCATATATGGTATTGCTATTGAGGAACGACATGAACTCCCAGTTGAAATTATATGGCATGGTGAAAAATGACTGAAAACTTAAAATCATATATAATTAGTGCTGTAATTGGGTTTTTTACAGCAATGTTGCTGACGCTTATTTTTGAATTTGTGGTGATTTAAAATGTTTGTTGAGTTATTAATTTGTTTAATAATCCTATTTGTTATTGCAATTGGGATTGGTGGTTCGTATGCTATGATTTCCATGACAATTTCCGCATGGTATGATTATAAAGTGTGGGGGTTCAAACTTCCGATTATATGTCTCATATTTATGTGGATATTTATCATATTGGCGATCGGAGCAGTTTTAGAAATGTATGGTGTAATATGAGATTGTGGCATCAGAAATTAATAATAATGAACTGTAAGTATTGTAATGGCAACATTTTACTTTATGGTATTGATGATTGTAAAGATACTGGACATTGTGAACTATGTCATGCGTTATATTGGTATGAAAATGGAGAATGGAAATGCAAACAAGCGAATTAGTTAAAAAATTAGAAGGATTTATAGAAACGTATGGAGATCATGAGATTAGAGTGCATGGTGATATAAATGAAAACTATATATGTATTCATGTATGGCCTGGCGAATTTTTTGTATTAGCAAATAGCGAGGAACCTCTATAATTTTAGGTGTATTGTTATGAGATTATGGCATCAAAAATTAATTCCCAAACTCCCAAGGCAGCAGTTGCTCGGGCAGCATCGCGAATGCGCAGCATTGAGGGGTCTTGGATGGGGTAAGAAACATAGCACTGTGGATTATGTGTTTAAGTATCCGGTGGAGTGGTTGGTTGCATATCACAATGTAGTAATGATGGAAATGGATGATAGGGGATATAAAGTTGACACATCATGGTTTAGATCATCATATCGTGGTAAAACATGTGATAATTCATGGGTAATTGATTATGATATACTGTGTGATGCAACCGAACTAGATATCATCTACCCAGAACACGACGACGCTTATTATAAGGAATGCGTGGAGAATTTAAGGGGTAAAGGGATTGTGATAGAATGAACAAATATGATGAATATAAAATGGAGTTGTGTAAACGATTAATTAGACAGGTGAAAGTATTGGGGCTTGGAAGAGTTTACACTTCAAAGAATGCCAGGAAAATTTCATCTGAAATTTATGATGAAATAATTAATTCTACCATGGATTTTGAAATTCATGTTAAGTCTCATTTACACGATTGTGGTAAAAAGGGAGAATTATATAAAGAGTTGTGGGAAGATTATAACTTTCAATTGACATTATATGTTGATGGACAAACTAAAAAGAAAAAGGTATTGTGATAGAATGAAATTTAACATAGATGTTTACTCAAAAATATATAAGGAGTCGTGTAATGAAGATGGGGTTTTACATTGTGAGAAATTTGATAAATTTAAATGTAATCACCAATCTGGATATCATCATTGTGATGTTTATAAACGTAGATGTATAAAAGAGCATTATGATGTTTACGATGAAATTTGTAACTATCATCAAGGTAGTTGGTATGATGCATATAAAGAATGTGTATGTTATGAAAATGATAATGTTGGAGATATGTTATGAATGAAAAACATGAAGTGGATTTTAATGTTAAAGTTGATCTTGAAGATATTTTAATTAAAATTTCATATGGTTTTGATGAAGATACCATATATGATTTTATTACAATGTTAGAATTAAATTTTTCAAGTTATGACTTGAGTGAACGACTCTATGAATATTTTTGCAACGTTCATAAAGAATATTTAGAATCGATTGCTATAGAAGAGGCAAGAAGTAGAAAGTTTTCATGTAAAATGGCTTAACAATACGGGGTATATCGATATTTATGAGTCTTGAAGAAGTTAAACGTAATACAGTCAAGGAAATATTGGCTGATAACGGCATACAAATTAATGATGACATTGTTGATGACATCGTTAGTGGTGTTGAAATGATCGATGAATATGATGGTTATGGTAGTCAATCCAATGTATTTGGTAATGATGATTCTGATGGTGAGAGAATCACGAAATTGAAAAGGTTTATTCGTCGTCTAGGGTGGGAATGCACACATGATGGCTCTCCAATGGTCTTTACATTCAAAAATAATGGAATTGTAAAGTGTGGGTGTTATCACGTAGGATCAAACGTAAAGGTCTAAATTTGTATTATGAATCTAGATGCAGAAAAATTTTTAATGAATATCTTTTTAAATTCTGTTAATTATCAAATATGGCTACCAGATCAAATAGATGAGTTATGTAATAGATGTGGTGTTGCTGAAAAACAAATTTATGCAACTTTGTATAAATGGTCTAATAAAGGGTATATAGACTATGGAACATCTGTGAGAGGAGCATGGTTAACAGATCTTGGAATAGAAAAATTTAATGAGGTAATAAGTAATTATGTTCCGAAATGAAATTGGTTGTTATAATCGATGGGGGTCGTTATGCCTTTCGTCATCGAAGTTACCGAGCAATGATGCATACAACTGAATACATGCCAGAAATTGGAATTAAATGTTATCATGATTTTAGAAAATTCAATGAATTTTTAGAACAGTCATATCGCGCTTTATGGATTCCTGCCGGATCACATTATCATATACAAAGTGGTATTAACGATGTTTAATCTTCAAAATTTACTCGATGATCTCAAGGTAGTTGAATCAAATTTAGATGAATCTTATACAAGATCCAAAATGAAATCTATTGAAATTAATGATGAGGCATTAGCGATACTAGAAATCTACATAGACAACAGGAATGTTCGTTCAGATCGTTACAGTAATGCCATTATTGAAATGCAAAGCCGATTACGTGACGAAATATCTACTAGAATGAACAGTTACACGAGTCATGATTATGAAGGACGTGGTTATAATCGCAAGTATTAATGACGTTAGAATCATCAAAATTTATGTTCAAAAATGTAGGGATTGTCCACATTATGAGGAAGAAGATTCTAGTGAAGAAACCTTTTATTGTGGGAGTCTACACAAAGACATCCAAGTTGATGCTATCAAGGATGATGGATTCCCAGTGCAATGCCTAGGTGTAAAAATAATTAATTCAAGTAGGTTATAATTATGTTTAATGAATTTAATTTATTTAACTTTGGTAATGATGACAGTGATGTTATTTTACTTTATAAGAAAGATGGTGAACTTAAATATAAGAGATGTCCTCGTTCATTTCTTAAAAAGGTGGATGATACATACTACTTAAAGCGAGAAATTCGCAAATTGAAAATGTATGCTTCGATTAAAAATACCATTACGAGAGATCAGTTAGTAAAAATTCTAGAAGCAGAAAACGGACGCCCGCTTTGGAGGCATCTTGGATTAAGCGAACAAGAATTAGAAAAATCTAAAATCATATCAAATATATGGAAGCGGATATCTAAATTGTGTGATGGATGATGATAAGTCATGGATAGTAATAAATTTACCCTAGTTATGGGTCAATACCGATATGGTGATAAGGCTTGTGGGTGTAAAGAATTAAAAACACTCCTTGGATACAAAGAAAACGATTACGTGGTTTGTCCCTTTGCAAATTCAAATTACAGTGTAAGGTTTGCTGAACACATCTGTAGATTCTATATAAAACGAAAGGTTGAAATCTATAAAGTCATAGTAAACAACACTGATATCGTCCTCAAGGAATTTTCAACTGAAAACGACGATCATGCATACAGTGAAGCCAAGGAATTCATCACTACAATACGTGATGGAATAGTGCATATTGAATGTGAGGAAATTAATGGCAATTGATGCAAGTTTTGGTGACGATCATAAGTATAAACCTACCACTGAAGAACAATTACATGATTATAAGCGACGTTATGAAAATTTGCAACGATTAAACAATCAACTTGAAGAACAATCAAAGTATTATATTAAAGAGATATTTGAATTGCGAACAGAATTAAAATATGCACAAACAATTATAAATGAATTTAAGATAGATGATGAATTATGCAGATGAATTGTGCTTTTGATGATAATGTAGAACCAGGAGACTACGTTATCGTTGGACTTAATGGAATACTTCAAGTGTCTCGATTTGGTGATATGGTAATTGGAACAGCATATAAAAGTTTTACAACTGATAGAACAAGAAAAAATTTATATCTTGATGAATGTCCTCCGTTTAAACTAGAAGGATATTGGAAACGTGTTGATGGAAACCTTCAACAGTTTTATCTTGATAAATACAATCCAACTAATAAATTCAAACGTTTTAAATATAAAACTTTAGATTCAGGTGTTACAGTTCCTCATTTTATAGAACAACTTAAATGTTACACTGGTGATAAATATATAATAACATTTGATAATGAAGGCATCTATGTTGAATGGATCGAACAATGGGAAGAATAAAAATGTGTTAATATGATCAATACCATATTTGACTTCATAACAGGTAATGATCCTTACATAACTTGTATATCACCAACCGGAGATCTCTGGATCAATTCTAGAACCTACATTAGCGATCATGGTAAGCGTCGATATGCCTATGAATGCATAACCGATGAATCTATACCTGGTTTTGCTCGTTCTGAAGACGGTTGTATGATGGTGATTGGTTATGATATAAATGTAATAAATCTCATGTATTGTTTAAAGAAAAATCAAAAGGCAAATTCTAAAAAGGCAAACACTAAAAAGGAAAACACTAGTTATGAAGTCTAAACAAGTTATGAAAATTGTCCCAAGTTATGTAATTGATTCATGTCGATGGTGCTATCATTCAAGTGGATTAGAAACACACTCCGAAGATTATTGTTCATGTAATCACCCGGTATTCGGTAAATTTCCTGATGATGGAAAACCATTTGATGACACAACCGGTGACATCCCAAAATGGTGTCCATTAGACAATTGGTAAATATGATAACTAACAATATTGTTCATTGTAATGGGTGTCCACATCAATATGAATCAGAAGGTGAAGATGTAAGTCTCTACCAAGATAAATATTGGTGTGATCTGACGTATGATGACGTAACAACCTATGTAAATTGGGAAGATGAACCACCTGATAATTGCCCATTATTAAAAGGAAAACTCTAGTAATGAAACAAATCATTATAAAAGTAGAGAATTGTAAATTATGTCCATATCATGATATTTATGGAGATTGTATGATAACAGGATCTAACGTCAGGAATTATATTACAATACCAGATGGATGTCCATTAGAGGAATGTATATTATGAAGTTAAATAAATCTTGTTTTATAAAACACATCAAATCTGATGTATGGACTAGTTTACAAGCAATATTTGGTATGATCTGCACCGTATCAATTATTGTCGGAGCAATGTTACTTCTAGTATTTTTGTGTATTGTAATTACCTTTATAGGTAATATTATTGGAGCATTTGCATGTTTCATTATACAGATCACATTTATATTGCTTGTAATTTGTATAGTTATTGGGATATTCGTATGGTATTTCTATGATTTATATAAGAAATGTAGTGATGAGGTTGGTAATGACAATTAACATACACGATCTAATCGACATTTTAAAACATTATCCACCATATTACAAAGTATATACTATTGGTAGAATGATGATTATTGATCATAATGGTAAACCAATTAGAACGATTTACGATACTCAAGTCCCTTGTGATGAAGGTATCAATGATAATGAGGAATTTGTATCATGATTAGAATTAGAGATCTCACCAATACCGATTACATGTTATTTGAGATGATCAAGACGAGTGAAGAAGTTTATTCCAAAATTAGATACTTGATTTATCTACGAACATATTATGTAAATGATTCCATAGATAATGATGGATTTATGGATAGAATGAAAATCTTACAGGAGCAAATTCGTGATGAATTCCAAGGATTCTAAAGATGCATTATTATAAACAGAAATTTGGAGTATATTTAATATTATTGTTAATAGGAATAGTTGGGATTGTAAGAGGACTTATTATCGATGATAATTATTATATTTGTTCAATAATACTACAAGGATCTTTTTATTTGTGTGTTTTTTCATCTTTCATGTTACTTTTAACATATTTAGATAATAAGATTTATGAATCATCAGAACAACTTAATGAAATAGTTTGCAACTACAGAGGATATAATGATGAGCACCAGTAATGTAGACATTCACTGTTATTATTGTGGAAAACCTATCCAGCGCGGTGAAACTTCCAATTGGATTACATGCCACAACTTTCACATGAAGTGTGCCACTGAATATTTCACAAAACCTTACACGGAGGTTGTTAGTGACTAATGATGAAAAATACAAACAATTTATATTATTAGTCGTCATATTATTCTGTATATTACTTGTCTATAAAATTATGGCGGTGTAAACTCTAGTTATGAACTATTATGAAAACATATGTACAAATTTAAAATTAGAAGGATTATGTAAACAAGGAACTCGAATTGCTGATATCCCTAGTATACTGGAACGACAAGTTCGTTCATGTGGTGTTTGTATTTTCTATAGCGACGATCTTAATACTGATTACTTTTGTATGTATCTAAATGACCGTGATAAAATTCGTGATTACGAAGACAGTATTGAACCATGTCTATGGAATCTCACCATCGATGAATTTAATCAAATTTACGATCCCTACATAATGTGAATAGTAAAATTTTAATGCGGAGGAGTTAGTAATGAAAATCGGAATTAATTGTGAACACATTTGGAAATTAACACTAGATGAAGTTAATATAATAAAGGATGTATTATCATTTACAATTGAAAATAATCCATCTTTACAGTATTTTGACAACATGAAAGAAGTAACACAGTTATATGAAGATATCGTGATGTTTTATGATCATGGAATTGAATAAATTTTAATGTGGAGATCACTAGTTATGTTTAAATGTTTTAAATCTCAATTCAACTGTTATGATTTCATAAGGAATTTTCAAGCAACATTTCCTGAAACATATAAAAATGATGATTTTTCATACACAAAAGTCGTTGTGCACCCAAGTCACTACGATGATCAAACCCATACACAGTTTTGGGCTGTAGAAGAAGTTCATCATGATTACGTTGAATTGCTCGGTGACTTCACTGATATTGCATATGCCTGTCAATTCGCTGATTGCTATACAAGTCAAGATTATGCATGGTATGGACTTAATGACATTGGAAACATTCCTTGGGAGGATTAATGATATAAATGACCACTAAAGAATCTAAATTAGAATTAATTAAAACGAATTTCGGAAATTTTATTTCAATTGACTATATGTGTGATCTTATTGATGAGTTATCAGATGACAATACTAAAAAGTTCAATGATAATTATCAATTTCGTAGAGGTGTAAATTCTGCATTTAATGCATTGAAGACAAAATTAAATGAATGGAAGCAACAGTAAATGTTAAATAATCCAAACTACAAACATACTAGTAATCACTGTCTGGAACTTGATGACAACACCAACCAATGTAATTTTGGTGGAGAATGCATCTACCTTAATGATTACATTGCTGAAAAGAAATGTGAATTATACGTAAATGGATTAGTAGAAGAAATAATTTGTATGGGGTGTAAACTCTAGTTATGAAAATCAATGTTGAATTTATGGGGAACAGTGATAAAGACACTTTCATGGATTTTGAAGTTCCTCCAGTAGTTGGAGACTTTATTATCCATGATTATTGTGTGTATAAGGTTATAGAACGAACACACAATTTCCAAGGTGAATCATTTGTAAGTATCGCTGTTGTAAAATATTAAAATGTATATGTTGGTGTATAGTATGAATAAATTGAAACTAACCATCAAAGAAAATAGTAAATACAAGATCATTACTAATGATCAGTATAATGTGAGGTTTAATAAATTGAATGGTTACATGGAACGTAAAGGATTCAACCATAGTAATGATCCACAAGTTGCACCGATGTTTGAACATCTCGATTGGGAACTTTCTTCATCGTGTGATCATTGTTGTCCTTGGTGTTACAAGTCATGTATGCCATCAAATGATACAATTGACATTGATACATTCAAATCTAGTCTTGATAAAATCAAATCAATGAATCCCATATTGATGCAGATTGCATATGGTGTTGGAAGTCTTAATTACATTCCACATCTGGAAGACATCCTAAAATACACTAGAAGTAAAAATATCATACCAAACATAACAATTGCTTCACACGAATATTTACATGGTATGGGTGTCGATGATCAACTTCATGCTATTCGAAATCATTGTGGTGCAGTAGCAATTAGCAATTACAAATTAGAAGATACTATACTGATGGTTGACTACATGCAGTGTGATATGAATAATGTTCCAAGTAAATTAGCACAAGTCAATGTCCACCAATTTCTTTCAATGGAAACTTACAATGACGCAATGAAAATTCTCCAAGAAGTCAAAGATAACTCATACTTCAATCCCAATGCAATTGTATTCCTTTGGGTAAAACCAAAAGGTCGTGCACAGGACAATTTCCATCCCATCACCCAATCGATGCTTGACGACTTTATATCCTATGCGTTATCAAATAACATCAGTATAGGGTTTGATTCTTGTTCATCACCTATGTGTCTATGCAATAAACAAATGGAACAATTTAAAGATGTTATTGAATCTTGTGAATCAACACTATTCAGTGCATATTTAGATACTACTGGAAATTTCTATCCTTGCTCATTTAGTAATGATCAATGCAAAGGAATTCACATCAATAACATAACCAACATAGATGATCTCTGGCAATCAGAAACTTTCACTTCGTTCCGCAAAAAATTACTAACAAATAATCGAGAATGTCCACTATTTAATTTATGTGTAGGGGGATGATTCGTCATGTATCAATTAGTCCTCACAGATCAAGAATTTGAAATGCTTAAGAATTTTGTATTTAGTGACACAGATGATAGTGAATTATACAAATCATTATGTAATACTATTATTGATGCACAAGATCACAAAAATGAACGCGAGTATTACCTACGTAAACTTATGCACGGTAATGGTATTCACATTATATAGGTAACATCGTGTAAGTGATGATATTATGAAATGTAGAATTTGTGAACAAGAAATTATTGATGTTGGTTATGACCACATGGCAGTTAAATGGAAAAGTCATGAATTTCTCTTTCATGAATGTATATATTGTGAAACCTGTGCTGAAAAACTAATCAGAGATTATTTTATAAAATATAAATAATATCACCAATACTCTGATTCGTTAGTTTTATAAATCTCCACGCTGATATACTAGTAATGAAAACCAGCACTTACAACCTTCTATTAAAATTGTACAAAAACTTTGGCAGTAATCAATTCACCAGTAATGACATAACAGCATTAGGAATCGATGGCTTCGGTATCGGCAATCTCAAACGAATGAGTTATATAAAAATTGTTGGGTGCAAAAACGATAATGTAAATTCCAAAAGATTAAACAACATCTACATAATCAGCGATACAGCAATTAGTTACGTAATTAACAAATATAATGGCTACTACTTAAATGAACGCGGCAACAAGGTGATAATGTTATGAAAATTAGTGAAATTATTGAAGAATTGCAATGGCAACTTGAAGAACTTGGTGATATCGATGTAGAAGTTAACTACATCAATGAATTTTATCGACCAAAAGGTCACAAAAATTGTGCTGGTATGGAATGTTATGATCCAATTAAATGTGTTCAACAGTTCATAGATAAAGATGGTTCAACGGGTCTAGCAATTGTATGTAATCATACATACGGATATATTGAAGGTGAACTCTGTGACACCCCACCAAGGAAGAAATGATACTAGTAGTGTATTATGAATCTAACCTATCAGCAGTTTTTAGAATATGCAAAACCACGACGCTTTGAATTTGGTGAATTGTGCGATGGAATGATAATTTGGTATGAATATAAATCAAATGTTGGTTACATTCATGTCATAACTCATTGTAATTGGTCACATCGAGGATCTGTAGTGTTATTCAATGAACTACTTCCACACATACTTAAAATCTACATCGAGAGAGAATTTAGAGGTGAAACCTGGGAAATCTATTATTAGGATTTCAGTATTAGATCTACTAGTAACTATTTTATAATATTAACTCGTATATTATCATATGAAAGTTAGACATGGTTTTATTAGTAACAGTTCAAGTTCATCATTTTTAATTATTGGTGCAAAACTTACTGATGAGATAGTTGAAGTTGTATGGCCTAAAATCAAATCACTGATCAGTGATGATGATATGCAAGAACTAATTGATGATTATGATACTGAAGACGATCCTTGGCAAATCGTGACTTGGTGGCCAAACATCTCTAGCAAAGCACCATACAACACAGTAAATAACGATGGCGATACTTACATTGGTTGGGGTGGAATTATCTTTGACGATGATATAAGTGAGAAACCATACAAGATGGAAGAACTTCAATCAGTATTGGACTTTCTAGAAATTAAAAATCCCATGGTATTCGATGGTGGCTATAGCAATTAATAAAGGTTTATTAAAATGGTAAAGTATCGACATGGCTTCATAAGTAATAGTTCTAGTAGTTCCTATATCATAATTGGAAATTCTTCTTATGATAGACTTGATCCATTATACAACAGAAACAGTAATACATTTGATCCATCTCTCATAACAAAATCAGATTTCATTGAATTTGGATGGGGTCCATACACTGTACAAGATGTTCAAGCACGTATTGTATTTACAATGATACAAGTTGAGGCAATGATTAGAAACCCATATGGATATGATGAATTTAAAGGGTGGAAAACTCCCGAAGGACAAATGCTTATAGAAGTGATTAAAGAAGTATCAGACCTCCAGTTAATTTGGAAACTTCCTTCAGGTGCCTACATTGATCATCAAAGTCGCGCTGATGAAGATCGAAACATTGAAATGTTCAAAGACAAAGAAACATTGAAACAATGGATTTATTGTAACGATAGTAAAATAGTATTGGACAATGATAATCATTAAACATAGTGAAATCAAGGCTGGTAACACTTACGTTGTAATGAACCTATCAGGAGATCACGATCTGGATGTATAATTGTATAGATTATAATAACCATCTTTTTATAATACTAACACCAAACAATTAATCATGACATCACTAGTAATTATGTGGATCACTGAAAACAACAATACCATCTATTATGGTCGTAAAGGATTTGCTCATCACCGTGAGGAAGCCATTGTATTCAAAAGTGTCAAACAATGTCTTAAGACCATGAAATATGCTATGGCTGATTATGTGCCAAGTGATCAAGTATTTGCCGAAGTAATTGAATACAATGATCAAGCCGTTGATACGTTTCACAATAACGGTGAGGTTACTAGTATTATTTCGTAACTATTAAATAATATTACGTGTAATATAATGTATACGGGAGTGATGACCCGGTAAGTGAATTAGCCATCGTGCAAGGTCAAATCTTGTATGATGGTTTCCCTGCAGGCAAGTCTTTACGACGATGGAATGCAGGTGACAGGGAATGTAAGACGCCTGGTTGGGATTGCAAATCCAACAAACGGATAAATGGTTGTAAACCACATCTGCGCAAATGTGGCAACCGTAACCGATAAACCAAATGGGAATTAAGGGGTTCGAATCCCCAATCGGTTATCCCTGAAATCCTCTGCGAGATAAAAATCCCAGGCGAGAGTAAGGAGAGTAACCAGCCACAGACGGGTGGAAGAGAAAGAGGAGTGGTTCGAATCCACTACTGGTTATGTGGGTCTCAATTCAGCAGGTTTAGAACCCCATTATCAAAGTTGTTAAACCGCCGAGGCACGCTCGTTAACCGTGGGCGTTTTGCAGGTTTAATTTCCCAGGAACAAATCCAAAACCTGATAAAATGGTTGTAAACCACATCTGCGCAAATGTGGCAACCGTAACCGATGACACAATGGGTGTGCAACGGGTTGGTTCGAATCCACCCATCAGTTATAGGTGGAAGTAAACCCACCAATAAGTTTATTAGTGCACGAATAAACAGAATTTACCGCTTGGAAGTTTACTGCGATTATCCACGAGCGTTATCATGGAAACAAATTGGGTGACCGAACAAAGAGTTCTAACCAGCATGGAGTAACAGAATCTCACCATCGTTCCTGGTGGAGATATAGGTGCAATTCCTATTGCTGGTTATCAGCACTGCGGCAAGTCCATTAAGTTGGAATGTGATTCACCAGGTGAAACCGCTCGATCTGGTGCGTTGGGTATCAAACGTGACTCGCAGGTTGCCTTCGCCGTAGGAGTGATATCAGAAGGTATTGATGGTGTATTACTACGATAGTCTGACCGGTTTGCTATCGTCTAATGTTGGTTAACGAAGGTTCAATTCCTTTCACCATCATCAATCCACTGCTAACTTGAGCAACCATTTATTATGGATGCCCTGTAGGATATTTCAACCGATAAAAACAGTATAAGCGGTTGACGTTGGATATCAAACGTGACGTTCGGCCTAGCATTCAGGCATGGGAGTGATATCGAGAATGCAAACAAGTTATGTAATGTGCAGAATGAAGGTAACTTCATGCAAGACTAGAACTTCCCTGCTGGTCAATAAACAAACGGTAGATAGATGACCACAATGATAACAATTGAGTTATTTACGGCTATCACGGGTAGAAGTTTAAAACATGTGGATAAACAATGAATAGTCTTCCACAATGATCACATTACAACAAACTTGACCGCTTAATGGAATGGCGGTATACGATGGGCTGATGTGGACTCCATCATTAAATTTCCAAACCATCCACACGTTGATAGTAGACTTGGTTCATCACCATCTAATATTTTTGGCCGGATAATTCTAGTAATGAAGCCGGTGAGTTACATGTATGTATAATTATTTTCGTGATTTTCTCTTATTACCACACTAAATCATTTGATGGATCAATCCCATCACACGATTATAACAAACTATTTGACACCTTTTTAACATTTCTATTATATAACTTTTATCTCTTTCTTTATATATGGTAAATTATATTTGTTCACTTAATGTTTAACGTTAAAGAACAAGTATCATTAAATCTCGGTGACATCACTTATCCACATCTCAATCGCATAGCATTATTGTATCCTGGTCCCGGTATGATATTAGGTGAAGAACTTCTCTGGCAACCTAAACATGATGGTAGCAATGTTCGCTTCTATCTTGACAACGAAGACAATCTCATAATGGGATCTCGTAATCAACCAATTGCAGATCCATCATTTTTGAGTATTGCGCGAAGCATTGATGATGGTCAACTTCTAGAAAATATCAAGGAACTATTACTCGATGCTCGTAACTGGAGTAATAACTACATCCTTTATGGTGAGTTGATGGCCAAAGGACGATCTCCCACCCGTATTAAAACCTATGATCAACCATCATTCGTAGCATTCGATCTATGGACTTCCAAGACCCAGCAATTCACCCACTATAACTTCCTTCATCAACAATGCCATCACAGTAACATCCCATGTATCGATGTTCAGGTAATCACCAGACACACCAGCATCGAAGATCTCTACACCTACAGAGACAGTATGCTTCGTGATCATCAAGACATCGAGGGCTTTGTAATCAAGTCATACAAACCATCATACAACAATGGATTGTTAGCCGTCAAGGAAAAGCACGATACTTTAAAACTTGATAAGATCCCAAAGGATATAGATCCCAATAAAGTCGAACTACCACCACTTTCTGACAGTGAAATTTATGGGGCATTGGATAAAGTTCTTGCTGATATCGGCCCCGAACAATTCAAAAACGTCAAGATCGCAATGCCGATAATTGCCAAACAAGTAAGCACTGAAGCCCGTAAACATTTCATGTCTCCACCACGTTCAATCTTCACCTATTACCAGAACAAATTAGAAGATATGAATTCAACTTAACTTCTATTTTATATACGCATACATATAATAATCACGCCAAAATCACTTTCATTTGCATTTAAAGCCTTATATACAACATTCAACCTTGTATGCGAATGTAAAACATTCAAGTCACCTCGTAAATGGCATTGAGTATATACTACCTTCTAATCGATAATTATATATCTCATTACATCATATTAACTAGTATGGAACAAGTAGAAATTATAAAGGCGCTTGAAACCCTAGGTCTCAACCCCAAAAAGGCTGAAGTTCTCACAGAGATTTTAACCCGTAAACAGTTCACTCAACATGAACTTGAACGCGCGACTGATCTCCAGCAGCCTGTTGTAAGCCACATCATCAGTGACTTTACCAAGGACAACTTCATTGCCATCAGCGAACGAATTAAAAACAATATCGGGCGACCTACCAACGTCTACCGATTAAGTAAAACTCCCGAGGTGATCGCCAAAGAACTCCGTGAACGACAATACAACAAAAAGAAAATTGACAATAGCGTGAGATTGATTTCTAAACTCAATGAAGTCACACTTGCTGTAGTTTGATAACCACCACATGACGATCGATGATAACCACAAGAACTTGTTCATCCATCTGACAAAGTGAACTTGATATTGTTCACTATAATAACAAAATATCACATTAGAATAACATCTTATTTTTATACTATCACTTACATATAAAATTATATGCAACGTGATAATGCTGAAATGTTTGAAGTGGTATTTGCACTTCTAATTATAATTATACTTGGAATTTTAATGTTGATTTCTTCAGTAACCATAACATCTAAAACTATCACTATACAAGAAAAAATACCTACAACTCCATACAAAATTGTTGATATGGAAGATAACGTCTACATTATAAGTGACAATTGGCTTGTTGGAAAAGTTGATGCATCAAATCGCTATGCAAAGATAAAATTAAATGAAACTTACAACATCAACGTAACTGGTATGAGATTTCCACCATTGAGTTTCTTTCCCAATATAATTGAGATCACCAAAGTATAAATTACTAGGATTTACCTTTCTATTTTTTAATTGTAAACATTACAATATTATCGTGATGAAACCCAGCAACTTACATATCATTTCTAGCAACACAATCAATTACAAATTTGCTCAAGATATACTCATCGACTACCTCTGCGATCACGACATATCTAAAATCCTAATCACCAATTATACTACGGGTGATATTGCCTTAATCAGTATGTTATCTTTAACAGAGATCCCAATCGAAGTTGAAATGCCTACTAGAAATTGTGGTGCACTTCCAATTATCAGTTCTCAATTTGCAATGATTCGACGCGCCACCCATGCATTAATATTCAATGATCATAGCACTCTAATAGAAACCATGATCTATATGGTTACTAGAAATGATTTAAAAATAAAAGTGATAGAATGTTGTGATCAGTAAATTGCTGACCAGGAAGATCCATCAGAATTAAAAACCGCTGACCACCCACTTGGAATAATAGTTCTACCATTATATTTAGAAACTGTGACAGAGGATAATGTGTTGCGTTCAAAATCTACTGGAACTTCAAAATCATCAATATCTCTAGCAATCAAATCATTATATTCTTCTTCAACCTTATCGTAATTTTCATTGGCCTCCAATAATGCTTCGGCTGCTCTCTCCTTTTCAATGATCTTGGCTTTCACCACACCGCGAACATATCGAACTTTTCTTTCCCATTCAGCAGATTCTATATCTTCCACAATATCATTCATATCAGAAATATTCTCATAATCAATAAATTCATCCATAGCAGTATTATATGTGCGTAATATTATATAAAACTAATTGTATATTTCGGCGCGAAAGAATGTATTCTTCACGCCAATTAAACTAATGGTTAAGTGATGGGAGCAAAACACCACCTAACAAATAAGAGCATTAAATCGCAAGTGCCGCTTAAATAGGTTTATACCTATAAAGCGCGTTTCTTGCTATGAAGACTCTTGCTTCAAGAATTGAAGCGGGGTTCTTGTCACATACCGCCCGTCAAAGTAGTAGTAACAATACATAGTTGTGATTGTCCGTATATAAAATTAGTGATCACATCAACTTTACATGTAATAGTTTTATAAAACATCATACCAAATATACTAGTTATGACACGCAAATTAATAACACTGGCTGGTTGTGATGCTAGTGGTAAATCATCAATGCATCGTAGATTATCCAGTGATCCATTATTCACCAATGCTCTATTCGTCAAAGAACCATATTATGCACACAACATTGCACTTATTAAACAATGTGATGATGCATTAAAGTTAATTGAATTGTTTGCAAAAGATCGCGAACAACTTTACAATGAAGTCATCATACCAGATAAGCGCGATCTCATCATTAGTGATCGTTCCATGATCTGTAACTTTGTCTATCAATCACTTGCAATTGAAGATCAATATGGATGGACAACCCTAGAAGCAATCGATTACATCGAACGTCACCAACCACCCACCCTCTGGATTGATCACGTAATCTTCACCAAGGCCGATCCTACTACCCTAACAGCACGTTGCCAAAAACGTAATGAAAAAATGACCACACAGTATGCTACCATGATCCAGTCCCGCTACGAAATGATTCTAGAAATGTTCAACTACCCATACACTATCATTAACACCGATCAGCACAACCTTGACAACAGCACATATATAGCGTCTAGGGTGATCGAACAAGTAATTGGTGAATGACCACACCACCTATTCTTTATAATAACTATTTTATAATACTAACGCTAACATACTAGTATGGGAAAGTTCATTAAAGGACGATACATTGAAAATGATCGCATCACCGAACAGGAAATCATTGACAATCTTGAAACTGTACAGCAACTTGAAGACGAAGCAAATTCCACCGTTGTAAGCACAGTAATTGAAACTGTGGAACAACTTGCTATCAATCAAACTCAAATTTGTAACGATATAGACGAAATTGATAAAGATCTATCAACCCTGGATTATGAACTATCATCATTACACAACAGGATCAACAATTCTTACAAACTCCTCATGGCAATAGGCATTATACAAGCAATCACCATTGTAGCATTATTCGTCATTATGTTGTGATGTGTTATATGACCATCAATTTGGCAATTGCTTGTAAGCATTGTAAGAGCGTGGATATCACAACACGCACTCATTTTATTGGTATCGATGACAACTATCTAGAAATCGCCATTGAATGTAACAAATGCCACAAGCGAGCATTCGTCTACGTTAACGTGGTGGACAAGAAAGATTTCAAAATAAGTCAAATGTGATCTTCGCGTAACAATTTCTATTTTGACGCCAAGATCCTAGTAACCATTACTATTTTATAATTGTAAAAACATAATATTAGTTATATGATCTGTACTGCACCAAATCACATTGAATTACAAGGCAAGTTGTCATCGCGTGATACATTAATAAATAAACAACTTACCACCATAATTAAATTATTACAAGAACAAAATGAACTATTACGCGAAATCCACCAAGAAACTAATATCAATACATATACCACGGAATACGACAATCCTACAATTAAATATTAACTGGTAAATTTAAACATTTAATTATGACAATCACAGTTATAGATGACACCAAACTTGATCATGATCATAAAATCTACTTGATTAAGAAACGACGATTATATGAAACTCTTGGCATTGAAGATCTTAATGAAATTATAATCCCATCGTTCTGTGATTTAGTCATATCATCTCCCTATGGAACAACTCTACGTTATAATGATCATAATCTAGAAGTAAACTTTATGCTCAAATATTTCATCGAGGAATATTTAGCCCACAACTAATCCATACTATTTTATATAACCCCACACATACATCATTGTTATGTATGTATCCTACGCCAATTTGGATCCTAAACTCCCAAAGCCGACTCATCTCATCAAGAAATTCAAGAACAACAACTATCCCACCAACCTTATCATCAGTGATGAATTACCAAACATGGATCACTACATTGAAATTGACACCGGTGAATTCGATAAATTTGCACCAACTCACAACATATATTACCGGCGCCATAACCTAAACATTCGCCGTAAGGATGATAATGGCAAAGTTAGAATGTTTAGGAGTAAGATCAGCAATGATCGTGTTAAAGATGCATCAAGTATTAAAATAGAACCCGTTGAAATTGACACTACCTTAAAAGAATACAACGAAATGAAAACTAAAGCATTAGAACGCATCAACAATACTTTCATTCCATCGCGCACCCATAATGTAAAGAAATCATCATTATTTGATAAACCTGCAAATTACGAAGACACTAAACTATCTACACCAGATCTCATAACTAATGTAGTAAAAACCTTCTATGACACTAACAAATCTAATCAAGAACTCAATGTATGTTATAACTGTGCATACTACATATCACCGCAATGTCACAAGTATTGTCCACCCTGGCATAACGTGCTAGAAAATTCAACGTGCTTTGAAGGATTCAACAAACACACTAGGAAAAAATTTGATGTATAATATCACCATATAGTTTTATATATGGGTAATGTAGACGATCAGTTTGTTACTAGTTAAATGTCCTCTCTAGAAATATCCTCACAATGATCCTCCTACAAATCAATTTTTTATTTTCACACCAACATAATGCTTTTATAATGTCAACATCTTATATGTATGTGCCCAAGTAGCGAAACAATACAAAGTTGAAAGGCTCGTTCTTTCTTCTTTTTTGTTGTTTTGTTATGGCGAGTGTTTCGTCCTATTCTTCGATTGCAACCATTTAATATTGCTTATTAGTTCATAACTGGAATTGTTCGCACTTCGAACTAACATGTGCACTAGATTTATATAATGGTAATCGTAACCTTTTGGTGTGGTTGAACAGGAATACAATAGTATTAATCGATTTGCTCAATATTCAACCAACTAATGATTTTCGCGCCGACATACTAATATATAAATTTAGTGGGAACATTTAAATACTTCTATATTAATACTTATATACTAGTATGGAATATATATATGATGTTCACGCACAATTCAAAAGCGAAATTAGGATGGATCCTTCTCACAAATCTGAAAAGATCCGTGATTTCGTGCGAACGTATGGTGAACAAAACTTTTTAGATGTTGCTCCTGAAGACAGTTTATATGCCGCGTTTCTTGTCGAATTCCCCGGCATCGAAGAACTTATCACCCGTAATTATTTTCACACCGTAATATCCAGGGCTTTCAAAACCAAATCACAAACCAACCCAAAATCCACGATAGTAACCATCAGTGATCAAATTTACGTGAAGGGCAGGATTAAAAAGCAACAATAATATATACTTTTAAATTAATATAATTTTATGGAAAATCAAGAAATCCATGAACGTTATATAATTGATGTAACACATTATCCAAAAACTGGAGATTGTAGTAGAGTTTCTACCGGCAAAATTACTCAAATTATGCTTGATACTAGAAAAGAATATGTTCATGAACTTTCACGAGTTGACATATCATCAAGTAGGTATAACCATCCAGTTGACAATTCTCCATTGATTCTGTATAACATTGAGTGTTGCGCAAACATCAAGAAAGAATAAATCAAATTCAACTATTCTTTTATATGTCGATCGAAAGTGATGTAATGATATTTTTGATGACTCATAATGACCATCTATATTCTTTAGATGCCTTGAAAGAAACATTCCCACAACATAAGAGACATTGTATATTACATGTTTTGAAAGAATTGGTTAAAGACAAACAAGTTTATAGAATCAAAATTGCAGGATTAAAAGTCTATACAACAATTAACAGCGGTATGATGCTTAAACGAGAATATGATAAATCACTGGTTTCAAATTCATCACATCCATTGTATGAAGTGTTTGAACTACCATAACTATTTTCTCGGCGTAAATGCAAGTGGTTACAGAATAAGACCACCATAACAAAACAACAAAGAAAACCAAACAACGTGCATTTGGTTCTCTCTATCGTTGTGTTACTTTGGGCACATACATATTGGTCACTAACACTATATAAAGATATTGATCGTGTTAAACAGTTAGTTTTATATATTATAAAATTAACTTATATAAATAGTAATGGATAATATTAATAATCATAATAAAGTTAGTGATCTTGGTAATGCTAGTGGTTTAGTTATTGAGAATATAGAACAATATAATGAGGATCAATTAACACGAAAAACACTATCACCTAGTTTTCATTGTAATATTTGTAAGTATGTTGATGTGGAACATAATCGATGTAAGAAGCGTAGGAAGTTTTTAGATGATCCGATGATTGAGTGCCTGAATACCTGTCAACATTACGATTCAAGTCTATATAGGTTATTCATGGAGTTTTTTGAGAATGATTGGAAGAATAATGAAGTGTACTTTACCACTGACTTTACTGATCGTTATAATATTACTAGACATTTGGCGCGGCACTATTTGTTCGATATACTTGTTCGCAAGGAAAAGGTTTGCTTTCGGGTTAAACGCTATAATAAATCGTATTATTTTAAGAAGACTAAGGACAACATGCGATTGATTGGTAGTTTAACTTATGGTGGCATTGTAATCGAACATTATGGTAAAATGCCTACGGAATAGATTGGTGTTAAGATTTATGGATCTTCACACTATTAAATTAGTAACAATATTGTTATATAAAATAAAAGTTTAATTATAAAATATAAGGTGAATTATTTGGAACATGTTCTAATTATTTATAAAGACTATGAAAGAGATCCGTTTGATTTAGAGAATTATACTAGAATTTTGATTGATACTGATGAAGTTACTAGATTCTATGTGATTAGTTGTTATAAAGGTGATTATTTACAGGAAGTTATGTTCTTGAATCCTGATGAAGTTTTACAGTTTGTTTACATGAGGTGAAATATGAAGCATGATGATAATTTAGATGTAATTTGTAGTGTTTATGATTACATTAATGAGATGCTGGCTAAACGTGGATGGGATCCTGAAACTTTTACTGTATGGGTAAATGGTAAACAGATTAAAGTAAAGGGTATTGATGATAAAGTTGGTAGTGTATTTACTAGTAAGAAGTGTGGTGACGGGTGCAAGTGTAAGGATGATAAGCCTGTAATGGGTAAATCTTCATTAGAGCAATTTAATAGTAAATACGCTAGAGAGAAATCTAAATCTACATCATCAGTATCTTGTTGTATGGAATGTGGATATGCCTTACCATTGGATACTGTGATGTATAGTGAACATCGGTATTATGACATGGCATATTGTCAGTATCATGGTTTCATGGTCATGCAACTTGGAAAATGTTGTGAATTTAGTAAAGGGGTATAAGGTGTTTTGGATTTATAATATATGTATGGTATGGCGTAAATTCGGCAATAAGTGAATTATTAACGCCGATTAACTAGTTTTTATAAAAGTGATTGTATAAAAGGCAAACCCTTAAATACTTCTTTTAAATTTCTCATGGTTTTATATAATGTCAAGTGTAATATGTGTATAGACAACTAACACACTTCAGTTGTTAAGGAATAATTGAAATGACTATTGATGTAAAGGCACTGGCTGAAAAGTATAAACTGACTGAAGCAGAAGTAAGTAAGAAGATTAATGATAAGACGAACGCAATTAAGTTGAAGATTGGCGACCTGTATTCTGCTGATAAGATCGATGCAGAAGTTGAGAAACTTGTTGTAGGCAGTCTTGGTGACATGTTTTCACTCTCGGGTCTAGAGTATGCGAAGGATCAGGCAGCAAAAGGTGGACTCAAGACATTTGATGTTATCATTCTTGGTGCTGGAAAGCCAGAAGATGGTAATGATTACAAGAAACGCCAGATCACTATGAAATATTACCGGGCACTTAATGGTGGAAAGTGGGCCGAAAAGAATGAAGATGGAACTTGGGGCGAACCTGTCGACCATGCACCTGATCTTGAAGTAGCAAATGCAATGCTTACCAATAAGATCGTGAGACTTGCGAAATCCAAGGAAGGCAAGGATTATGCTATTGCACTTGACTCTGAACGCACTATTAAGATTAAGGGTGATGATGGTCAGGTAGTTGAAGAGAAAGAGAATCCAAACTTTGGTAAGGACATTCCCGAGGCATGGTCTTTCAAGGTGCCAATGATCGTCAGCAAAGTGTATGATAAATTTGATCAGACTCCTGGTGCTGAAAATGTTGGCAAGGCTGTCAATGAGTTCAAGATGGGAACCATGCGTTGTGAGGATCGACATGGCAATGGTGTGAAGAATCTTCCAGCAATTGGTCGCAAATCAAGAGTGTATGGAAGACTTGCAGGCAAGGGTCTCTCAATTAGTAAGGATGCATATGAGGACTTTGGTGTATTTGATCAGTCATATGACGTTGCATTGACCATTATGTCCAAGCAGGGAAGTGGTGAGAAAGATCTTGATATGATTTGGCGTGATCTTTGTGAATTCGAAGATTTGGATGCTTACAAGACTTTCAGTGCAAAAGGAACTCTTCAGTATAAGAAACTTACTGGTAGTGAGAAAGAACGTAATCAGGTTATTCAGATCAAGGTTGGAGATGCTGATGTCACAACTGGTATCAGTATGAAATCTCGATATGCCCCGGTGATTGCAGATGTCGCTGATGAGATGGGTGTTCATGATGAGGTTATTGTGTTTGGTCGTAAGATGTCATTTGCTCCAGACAAAGAGAAACCAACCATCAAGATGCCTTACTATGAACTTTGGGGAGTAATCGCTAGCAAGGATGTAACTGGTGCTGAAGCCAAAAAGCGTCTCAAGGAAGCAGGACTAATCTAAAGTCCCACACAATTTTATAGTTGGTGAATGTTTATGAGTATACAATTAAAGGATGCGATTGGTCGATACAGTGAACTAAAAAGTGAACTTGGCAACATTGTCATTGAAGAAGAATCGAGTGTTGAAAGCATTGAAGCGGCATTAAGTGTATTGAAGTATATTGAGAATACACTGTATGTTACTGCTGATTTAATGAGCGAGCGAGTATAGAATAATGCTTAAATGGTTATTGGATTTGATTGATGCTATTATTTCAATAATTGTTTGGAAATGGTAAATAATACAAATTAATTTTTAACGCGGAGAAATTATCATGGTATGTTGTTTAGAATGTAAATTTAATGTAAATGGAAAGAAGGGAAGTAAGCGATTTAAGTGTAAGTTTGAACCTGTGTGGGTGGATATCGATGACTTCCCAGAGAATCATGATTGTGGAAGGTTTCAAAATTTATCAGATATTGGTAGTCCGACTGGTAATATAAAATTGAAATCTACTGGTAAGGTCAATGCCGAAACTACAAATTAATGGTGTATTATGGATAATGATGAATATCTAAATATTTTATATGAATCATTTGGTTTCTATAAGGAGAAACTTAATTCGATGGTTGATAAACAAGAGAATGATCCTTATGTGTATGATAGGGTTGCATTTATAATGGATCAGATGAGGAATGTTCTTGCAGAGATGTTAAGATTTCGTAACTTATCTAATTCTAAATAATTCAATTTTTATCGTAACTTTTTTAATGCATACTTTTATAAATGTTAAAAGTTAATATTGTAGTGCAATGTTAAAACTAAACCATCCAAAGAGGTTTTAAAATATGTCTTGGGATACAACAGAAGTTATTGAACCTAAAGTGGAATCTACGGTTGTAGAAACTCCAAAGAAGAATACAAAGGAATCTATGAAGAAACCATCTGAAAACCTCCTCGCGATGTTTAAACCTGCTATTGATATACCGGCGGTCAAATGTCTACGCATGGGCATATTTGCGCCCGCAAAATGCGGCAAAACGCATTTCTGCCTCACAGCGAAGAGACCTATCTATTTCCTTGACACTGAAAAATCTGCAAACATTCTGGTTAAACAGTTACCGGAAGATGTTCAACGAGAGATTTTCATTGTGGATCTTGTTGAATACGCAGAGAAGAAAGGTAACCATTTGGATGTTGTATCTTCAATGGAAGTTGCATTTGATGTCATTGGTCAGTTGATTGATGCAGTTAGTGAATCTGAACAGGTTGGTACTATTATTGTGGATTCTTGTAGTGACCTTTGGGATTTCTTGAAGGCTTGGCTCCAAGAACAGACTGATCTTAAAACTGTGAAATCTACTGGTGATATGATGTCAACGGAGTGGGGACGCGCAAATAAACGTTGGACACAGTTTATGAGGCTTCTACAGGCTTCAAATTGGAATGTCATTTTGACGTTTAAGGCCAAGGAGAAATTTGGTTCCAAAGGTGAGCGTCTTGGTATCTTTGATCCAGATTGGCAGAAGAACACTTTCCATTGGCTCGATCTCAATGTGGAACTTCGTAGAGTTGTAAATAACCACGTGTTTATTATTCATGGTGGTAGATTTGGTGATACATACGAAGAAAAGAGCAATATTAACTTTGATGAACTTCGTCAGTATCTTACTGATAAATCCGGTGTAAAGTTCGAATAAAGGTTACAGTTTTGTAATCTTCATTTTTCTTTTTGATTTCTATGCTTAATAGATGTATTATTTGTGGATCTAATTTTGAAAGTGATGAAAAGTTAGATGCCTGTTCTGAAGAATGTAAAACGATGTTGGATCGTGGTGAGTTTCATGATGGAAGACTTACAGTAATTTGTATGGAGTGTGGAAAAGAAATTAAAACTACATATTATCGAATTAGAAATGGGCATAATAAGACTTGTTCAAAAGAATGTCAATTTACTGCCCAGTCTAAACGTATGAAAGGTCCAGGAAGTCCGCAATGGAAAGGTGGAAATATTGAAATGACTTGCCTAGAATGTGGTGTTAAGTTTGAATCTTCTCGTTCTAGAGTAATCAATGAGGGTAGAGGAAAGTTTTGTTCTAAAAAGTGTTTTGGTGCTTGGTATAAGAAACATGGTAAAAAAGGTGAAGAGCGATCAACTTACATACCAAGAGTGAAAACAGTTTGTGCTCAATGTGGAGTTGAATTAATTCGAACTCAACATTCTATTGACATATATAAAAAGTCATTTTGCAGCACTAAATGTCAAGGTACATGGTTTGGAGAACATTGTAAAGGTGAAAATCATCCAGTATTTAAAAATGTTATAAATTATCATGGTTATCATCATACATTTATACAAAAACATAATCAAGCAAGAGTTAGAAACTTCTTTAAAAATACTTGTATAATGTGTGGTAAAGTTCATGGAGAAAACGATGAAGATGCAATAATTCATCATATCTATCCAGAAGAAAGAACACTACCTTTTGAAGAAACGAAATATGTTTGTGTATGTAGGCCATGTCATGCAAAATTGCACCATGATAAAAATGAATGGGATTATTGGACACCATATTTCATTGAATTGATTGAGAATTATATGGGTGGGGTATGTTTTATTTAAAGGTTAAATTATGGATGAATTAACAAAACAATTGATTTCCAAGAGCCAAGTTAGCACGTATTCGTATTGTCCAATGCAATACAAGTTCAGATATGTTGACGGTATTAAGAGTGAAACTAATCCGACGCTGGCTATAGGATCTAGGATACATGAGTTCTACGATAAGTTTTTTGAAGTGGCAAAAGAAGTGGCTCCTGAAGATTGGTATGGTTTGATACATCCTGGCTTTAGTCCATATGAACAAAAGATGATCAGATGTTTCATGGACTACGAATGGAGTAGACTCAAGAAGTTCAATAATAATTATGATTTGTGGATGCCTATTATGCGCGAAACTATGGTGGTTAATGAGGAATTGGGGTTGCGTGGTATCATCGATCGAGTGGACAAAGTAAATGATGAGTATATTATCGTGGAGTATAAGACTAGTAAATCGATTTATAAACCATCACTTCAAAAGGAATTTGGTTTCTATAAATATCTATTAAATCATACACCACCATATGATGAATGGAATATTACACTTGGGCGTGTTATTAATCCAAGACTGTGTCAAGTTGAATATATGGCACCTTCTAAAGAATCTACCATAGTAAAGGTTTTGAAGAATTTACGGGAATCGAAACGAACTGGAAACTTTGAAAGAACTTGTAGCGAAGGCAAATATCCTTACTGTCAATTGTGTAGTTTAGATGATTGTGGAATGTATGATAGAAATGTAGAGTTATTTCCAGATGGGTTTTTCTAGTCATACATTTAAAAACATTTCTTTTTAACCTTACATTTAAACATTGATTATAATACCATTGCAGATAATAACGCTTATATATCCTAACACCACACCTTATAGTGATGACCTTCAACGTTGAATTAAGCAAGGAAGTCGCTGCAACGCTCATAACGTGGAACAACTATCTTTTTGCATCAATGATCGATCTTGATATAATTAACAATGATACTACTCTATCAGAAGAAGATAAAAAGTCTGCAATTGATAAGGCTCGCCTTCAACTTTATGATGCAATTGAAATGATGAAGCATGTATCACAGGAAGATTCACAGGCAACTATTGATTGGCTTGTAAGTATTGAAGGCCCAATGAATGAAGAGTATTCGGCGTCTAAAGTCGAAGAATCCACCGCATAAAGTTTACTTTACTTAACTATTTTTACCGTAGTGCATAAGTGGAATTTTTCACGCGAAACTCTATCCATGCACTACACAAAATCATTTTATATATAACGAATGTGCCACATTTCTATATCATGTTATATATAAAACTAGTAATTATATTAATGGTAGTAATGTGTCAAGTCAGTGCTGAATATCTAGAAACCTACAACACCAATGTGGGTGGTGTGGATGTTACTTCCATAATAATTTTTGATGATACAGGTGATGTTATTACAGGTAATGTTACTTATCAAGTCATTGATGATGGATGGACGATTAAGTTGCATGGAAATCTCACCGGCAATATAGTGGGTGATCGATTACAAGCAACTAGTATTGTGAACTTCAAGTATGGTGGACAAATTTATCCAATACAAATGGAAGTGGATGCTACAAAAGTTGGCGATCATTACATTGGTCACAAGGTGGTGACATTTCAAGATAGAAGTCAATCACTGGTGTTTGATGCAAACAAGGTGTAACATGTATTTTATAATATTACTCACATACTACACTAGTAATGAACGTTGCTAATGTTATGTCAAGTGACAAAAACTATCACTATGGTCCTAAAATTGATTATACTGGGAAAACTGTTAATGACTATGATATTATTTCATGGGAATATTATGGAGATAATGATAGATTAAAAATAAGGTGGTTATGTAAATGTGTTGTTTGTGAAACTGAAGTTTATAGAAATACATATCATTTAAATAATAATATTAGAATGGAGAGTATAAATTGTAAACAAGTTACAACCAAAATGAATCAAAATTATTTAAAAATGTCACTAGATTATACTGGAAAATTAATAGGTAATGTTAAATGTCTATATTCAATTTGTGATGAAACTACTAATTTTAAAGTAAAATGGATGTGTCAATGTAATTGTGGTAATATGGTATTATTGTCATGTAAAAAATTAAAAAATAAGTATGTTTCATGTGGTTGTATCAAAAAACCATCTAGGATAATTGATATATCAAATAAAAGATTTGGAAAACTTACAACATCTAGTGAATATGAAATTAGAAATAATAATAATTGTTACTGGAAATGTAAATGTGATTGTGGTAATGAAAAATGGATAAAAACAACTAGTTTAATTAATGGAAAACAAGAATCTTGTGGTTGTATTGTTAGAAAAAATACTATATTAAGAAATGTTTCATTGCGAGATTCAAAACATCCACATTGGAATGATGGTGTAACATTAAGAAATACTGGGTATTGTCATAGATTTGAACGCGATAGTTTTAAAGAACGTGTGAGAATATTTTGGGGAAGAAATGTGTATTATGTGGTAAAACTGAAGATGAGAATAAAGAAAAAATGACAGTCCATCATGTAATGGAGAATCCAAAATCATTGTGTGATAATAGTTCTAAATTATTTATAACTATGTGTCATTCATGTCATTCGAGAATGAAAAATAAAGAAACTAAAATAAAATATACTGAAATGTTTATTGAAATGCTTAAAGAAACTAATTGGAAATGTTACATATCAGATAAAGAATATTTTAAAACTTATAAGGGAGTTGACATTGATGTATGATTTAATATATATCGATCCACCGTGGTCGTATAATGATAAGGCAACTGCTGGTAATCGTGGTGCTGAATTTAAATATCCATGTATGACATTACCAGAATTAAAAGATATGAAATTATATATCGATGAGATATCAAATCTAAATTCTGTAATGTATATGTGGACAACTGGTCCAATGATGCAAGATAGTATTGAATTAATGAATTATTGGGGATTTAAATTTAAAGTGGTTGCTTTCGTATGGATTAAGAAGACTAAAAATGATAAATTATTTTGGGGTATGGGTGCTGTATCAACACGATCAAATCCAGAATATGTGATATTAGGTATAAAAGGTAAAGGAGTTAAGCGTGTATCAGCATCAGTTCATAGCGTTGTAGAAGCAAAGGTTAGAGAGCATTCACGCAAACCAGATGAAGTTAGAAGAAGATTAGAATTGTTATATGGTGATGTATCTCGTATTGAAATATTTGCTAGAGAAGTAGTAGATGGTTGGGATCAATATGGCAATGAAGTTACAAAGTTTAATAGAGGAAGTTAATTATGGCGTGGGCATTCAAACTTAATGATGTTGAAGAGCAGCGATATGAAGAATTCAAGTCTAATCATTGTGGACAAATTGAAGTGATATTCCATCCAGGTGGCATCGGCACTAATGTATATGTGAAGTGTCTAGGTTGTGGAGAATCTTTGGAAATATCCGATTATGATAGTTGGTAACCAATATGTCGGCGTTTAATTTAGGTGATCATGTCAATTATAAAAGAATATCATGGGATCATTATGTTACTTTAGTAATTGTAGAAATCTTGGATGTTTCTGATAGACATGATGGAGAGTCTTATAAATATATTGGAGTAGACTTCAATGATGAAATTGTAGATGAAGTGATAAAAAGGAAAAGTTTTAGAATATATAAATGGTTATCAATTGATATAACTGTTGTAACTACAAAGGTATAGTAATGTTTGAACACAACCATTCATTATTGGGTCATCGTATCAACTACATTGATGATACACAATCCAGTTATGATTGTAAGGTGCTTGACCATATAAAAGTAAGGAAGATTAAGAACTAGTTGCTTATGAGGTTGAACAAAACTTACAACATTAGTAACATTTAAATACATTCTTTTCATGAATTAGTAATTTATAAATAAAATTACATCTTATATCTAATATACACAAACAGGAAAACTAGCATTGTTTTATGAAAATTAAACATTAGGTATAGTATCATGGAATTTGTAGAATTTAAAAAAGCACTTCAGAAAAATTTTGAAGTCAAAACATCTAACATCAATCATCTGTTCACAGTAGATGTAGATCTCGATGAAATGTGGAATGTATATCTTGATGCATTTCCTGTGGGAACTAATGAAATCTATCGTAAGCGACGAGAATATGATTGTTCATGTTGTAGAAGATTCATTAAGAATCTTGGAAATGTAGTCATTCTTAAAGATGGTAAGGTATCTACTATTTGGGATTTCCAAGTAAATGATCTAACATTCCAGACAGTAATTAATGCGCTACACAAATATATTAAGAGTAAATCAATCTCCGGTGTATTTGTAACAAAAGAAAGTAAGGTTGTGGTTGATAAAAATCTTGAACTTATTGATGGTATTGCAAAAGAATGGCAACACCTGTATGTTGATCTTCCATCTAGATTTGTTTATAGTGGTCGTGAAACTCTAGACACAGTTAAAGGTAATTATCAGGCAGTTAAAGATGTATTTAAGCGATCACTTGATGAACTGTCCAGTGAAAGTATTGACACAGTTCTTGAACTTATAAATTCCAATACATTGTATAAAGGTGAAGAATGGAAATCAGTTCTTGAGAAGTTTAAACACTATAAATTGTTGTATAGTTCAGCAACAGATCATGATGTGTTTGCTTGGGAATATTCAGTTGAAGCAGGTCCGGTAATTGGTAAAATCCGTAATCACAGTATAGGGACACTTCTAATTGACATAACCTCCGGTATGGAACTCGATGAAGCAGTAAAACGATACGAGAAGGTGGTTGCCCCTACAAATTACAAGCGCCCTAAAGCAATCTTTACAAAGAAAATGCTTGAAGATGCTCAAAAAACAGTAGAGGAACTTGGATATCTACCATCACTTGGTAGAAGATATGCAACGCTTGATGACATAACAGTCAACAATATACTGTTTAGTAATCGTGATGCAGCAAAGCGTATTACTGGAAGTTCTGATATATTTGAAAGTCTGAAATCAGATATTGCTGTAGATCCTAAAAAGTTCTCAAAAGTAGAAGAAATCCCAGTATCTAAATTCATAAGTGATATGTTGCCATCTGTGCGCGAAATTGAAGTGTTATTTGAGAATAAACTATCATCTAATATGGTATCATTGATTGCACCAGCAAAGGCTGATAGTAAATCAATGTTTAAGTGGAACAATGCATTCTCATGGGCATACACAGGTAACATCACTGATTCTACTATGAAAGCCAATGTAAAAATGGCTGGTGGAAATGTAGATGGAGTCCTGCGATTTTCAATTCAGTGGAATGACAACAGTAAACATGATCCCAATGATCTTGATGCTCATTGCATAGAACCAAGCAATAATCATATTTACTTTAGCAATAAAGGATATAAACACAAAAGTAGTGGGATACTCGATGTGGATATTACTCAACCACGTGAAGGTGTTCCAGCAGTAGAGAACATCATTTACACTGATCTACGAAGTATGTCTCACGGTGTATACAAGTTCTTTGTTCATCAGTATAATAATCGAGGTGGTAAAGAAGGTTTCAAAGCAGAAATTGAATTTGATGGACAGATCTTTGAATTTATTTATAATAAAGAACTTCGACCGGGAGAAAATGTAGTAGTTGCAGAAGTAACATTAGATAGTAATGGATTTAGTATACAGGAGAAGTTATCATCTCAAATGTCATCGCGAGATGTGTGGAACATAAAAACTAATCAGTTTATTCCAGTAAGTGTTATAATGTATTCACCAAATTACTGGGATGAACAGGATGGAATTGGTCATAGACATGTATTCTTCATGCTTAAGGACTGTATAAACATTGAAAGTCCATCAGGGTTTTACAACGAGTATCTAAAGCAAGAATTATATGAACATAAACGAGTATTTGAAGCCTTGTCTAGCAAGTCAGCAGTAAAATCAACAACAGATCAGTTAAGTGGTCTAGGATTTTCTACTACCAAGCGATCTTCTGTAACTGTGAAGGTTAAGGGTGCAACAGAAAGAGTTATGAAAATAACTTTTTAAACTTTAAAATTATATTATATAGGTGATTAAAAATGTTTGAAACAGCAATTAGAAACAAGTATAGATTTCCATCAACTGTTGGGATGATTGGTGTAGAAGATCTCTGGGATCTTTCAATTGAACAACTAGACAATGTATACAAATCACTTAAATTTGAACTTAAAGAAGTAACAGAAGATAGCCTACTTATCACTATCAATGAGGTTGATAAAGAAGTTCAGAGTAAAATTGATATTGTAATGTATATATTCAACACGAAACTTGCTGAAAAAGAAGCACGTGTAAAATCAAAAGAACGATCTGAACAGAAACAATATCTACTATCAATTCTCAAGGAAAAACAGAATGATGATCTCAAGGGTAAATCTATCGATGAACTCAAACAAATGATTGATGGACTATAAAATCAATCTACCATTCTATTTTAACAACATTTTAAATAATATACTATTATAAATGTATATTATGTTCCTGCGAGCATTAATTTTTGGCTACGTTGAAAATTATATTGATAATTCACTTGGTTGTTGTGTAACTTGTGAGCATTATAGACAACATGAATGTAAATTGCATTTCTTTACACCACAAATAACTGGGAGATGTAAATGTTGGAAACCAACATATAACAAGATTTAAATAATCAAGTTTTATTAAATCCAAACTATTTTACCTTTGTACATCTTATATGTACATAATGACTCGCGTTATTCGTTACGTTGGCTGTGCAGGCAGTGGAAAAACGTCCAATTTACTAAAGATAATCAAAGAATCAAAGGATTCTGAAAACATTAGTATTGATGACATTTTGTTTATATCATTTACTAAAAGTCAGATAAGTGATGTTAAGGGTAGAATTAGCGATATTTTCCCAATGGCCAGTGATGATGATATTAAGAACAATGTTAAAACTATTCATAGTGCTGCACTTCAAGTTTTCATGTCATCAAATCCAAATTCAGGTATAAAAGTAATCACCGAGTCAAAAACCAATCAAGAGTATTATGAGGGATTTTGCAACAGCAATGGCCTTGAATATGAATTCAAATATCAAGTCGATGAGGGTATCACTGATCCAAATTACAACTCATCACTCAAATCTGGCAACGTATTTTTCAAAGTAAATAGTTATCTCGAAACTTGTGCATTGGACGTTTCGTTGTGGCCTGATGTAGTTAAACAGATGAAATTCATTGATAGTCAATGTAAAAAATTCACTGATGATTTGTTTACTGCTTGGAAAGCCTACAAGTTGATTAAGGGGTGTTATGAACACGATGACTATATAAATGAAGTTTATAACAAACGATTGTTGCCAAGATCTCGTAAGTTTCTAGTTCTCGATGAAGGTCAGGATGTTTCATATGCACAATACAGGTTATATGAGATGTGGAGAGATGCCAACATATTTGAAACGGTAATATTGGCCCTTGATGATAATCAGAGCATCTACAAGTTTCGTGGTGCAGATCCAAAATTAATGATTGATACTCGCGTTGATGATGATGTTGGAGCCACATCAGAACGTAGAGTTAAGTCTTGGAGAAATCCTTCACGAATTCACACTATGGGCGATTTAATGCTTGGTAAACCATCACATGGATCTCCACGAGAAGATGGTGGTAGTATAGCAATTGAAACTCCAAAGGACGCTGCTGAAGTCGCCGAAGTAATCCTCAAACTTCATCGTCGTTATGGCAAAGTCATGATATTATCCAGGATCAAGGCGGGCGCGAACCAAATTCATATGGCACTTAACTATGCTGGCATACCACATACTTCGCTCACCAATCGATATAACACGTGGACAATTGCCTACATTATGAAAAACAATCGAAAGGTCAAGTTCGACATGCTACAATTTATGAAGGCTGCATACATGAATCCCAACAAGGCCATCACGGATCTATACGGTATGCGATTTAGTTATAGTGATGAATTCCTCCACAAAATCATCTTCAAGGCCATTAAAAGCGAACGACGCATAGATCCTAATAGTATTATAGTCGATACTATCCACGCTAGTAAAGGTTTAGAATCACCATGCGTTGTCATCTATGATCCAGGATTCAATGCTGATGGCGACATCGCTGAAGAACATCGCATATATTACGTGGCAGCCACCAGATCCAGCAACCATTTAACTTTGATGCTAGGTTACAAGGCCAAAAAGTTCTGCAATATAATTGGCAGTGCATTACTAGGTTGATATCATGAAACAATATTATAAATATTTTAAGTATGTGATTACTCACAAGTTTTGGGTGATGAAATATTGCTTTGAGGATGGACTATACATTCAGGGCATACTTCATGACATCAACAAATTTAGACCATCAAATTTCTATGCATATGCAAATTATTTCTACTTAAAGGAAGGTAAGGGTAAGTTTGTTCGTGATAAAACTGGATATTACGATGCATCTCAAACCGGTGACAATCTATTTGATTTGGCGTGGCATTATCATCAACGAACCAATAAACACCACTGGCAATACTGGATAATGGCTTTGGATAATGGAACATTTAGGTGCCTTGATATGCCATACAAGTATGTTCGTGAGATGCTTGCTGATTGGCGTGGTGCTGGTAGAGCACAAGGAACCAATCCAACAGGCGGTTGGGAGGAAGTTTTATCATATTATAATTCCAATTATCATAAAATGCACTTTACAGAACACACTAGAAATGAAGTTGAACAAATTATTCGATCACATAACAATGATGTGTAATGAGCAGTTATAACAATTATAAGTTGATGAGAACTATGCCAGAAAGATCATTTCCCAATTTGACGGATGCTTACAAGCAAACTCACCACTTTCAGTATCCACCGGATCTTGAAGTAATGTATAGTTACATGGAACCACGTAATGGAGCACAATTCAATGAAATTGTATGGTGTGGACTTCAATTTGTCCTCAAAGAATATGGGTTCATTGATAGTTATATAGATCGTGATTTTATTGAAGAATCCAGTATAATTAGCAATGGGATATTCGGAAAACCATTCTTCAATTATGAAGGTTGGGAACACATTAAAAAGGCCCATGGTGGAAACTTACCGATAAACATTTATGCGCTCCCAGAAGGAACCATTGTAAAACCAGGAACTCCTGTATTAGCACTGGAAAACACTGATCCGAAAGTTCCATGGCTTACTAATTACGTTGAGAGTTTGCTCATGCATTGCTATGCGATGACCAATACTGCAACTATCAGTCATGCATTTTATAAAACCATTAAGAGGTATTGTGATCTAGCGGGCGAAGATGTAAGCCCAGTTCACCTCAATGACTTTGGCCTTCGTGGTGCAAGTTCATTGATGAGCGCTGAAATGTGTGGAATCGGACATCTTCTAAATTTCATTGGAACTGACAACAACCCAGCAATAGACAAAATTCGTTGGTATTATCACCCAGACAACACTTTCCCAATCGGAGTATCTGTGGTTGCAGCAGAACACAGCACGATCACTTCATGGGGTAAAGATCACGAACTAGAGGCTTATCGACACATCATTGAAACCACCGATAAACTATATGGTGATGATTGTATAATTTCACTGGTCATTGATAGTTATGATTGGAAACATGCAATCAATGAATACTTCTGTAAAGAACTAAAGTCATTGATAATGAATCGCAAAGGTCGTATTGTGTGTCGTCCTGATTCTGGAAGCCATGAAATAAATGCCCCAGTAATTCTCCAAGCACTTTGGGATTGTTATGGAGGAACCATAAACGATCATGGCTATAAAGTTCTAGATCCTCATATCAGTATAATTATTGGCGATGGTGTCGATATTGCAATGGTAGAGAAAATCTACAATGAAACTGTAATCAAGCATAAGTTTGCTCCAAGTAACATTATATTTGGTTGTGGTGGAAATCTTCTTCAAAATCACAACAGGGACACCAATCGATTTGCTATGAAGTGCAGCGCGGTAAAGCGTAATGGAGTATGGCACAATGTCAATAAAACTACTCCAGGTAAAGAATCAAAGGCAGGTCGATTCGACAACCTACCACTCGTCTACAGCAACGGAAAACTTCTAATTGATGAAAACATATCAGACATTAGAAAACGAGTAGGAATACTCATCTAATTTTTATAAAACCCCGCAACTATTTTAAATCCAAACATCAATACCTATATTATGTCATTTGAGCACATATATAGTCACGAGGAAATGGAACATGTTGATTTATTTACATTAAGTATTGAGAGAAATGAACAAATTCCAAATTTAGATGCTAATGATATTCTTCCTATCAACTTCATTTCTTTCATTATCTCAATAATGTATAGTGGGTATTATGAAAAATATTTTGATGGTAAAATACAAATAATTTATAAAAATAAATTGTATATAGAATTATTTATAAGCAAAGAATATTATTGTGATACTTTTGTAAATGTATATTTAATAGATGGAGAAAGCCCAACAATTAACCAAAAATATAATAGATTTACTCCTAATTGTGAATTAATAGATGGAAAAAAGTTGTTAGTGTTGCAATTTATACAACCAATTACATATTCATCAAGAAATGATTCATTGCTTCATGTATGTAGTAAATATACTTGGTTTTATGATGACATAATTAAACAAATCACCATTGAGAGATTGAATTCGTTATTTGATGATTATAACTATAGATTAGAAAAGGAAATAATAGAAAGTGAACATAACATTCGAATTAAAAAATTAAATGAAGATATAGAAAAAACTCAAATTATTGATAATATAACACAAGAATATAAATCATCTATTAATGATACTATAGATTGGATTTAATAAAACGTAACTATTTTAAACCTCAACGCCAAAATACTAGTATGGAACCTTATCTCACAATGATCATCGGCATCATATGTATACTTGGACTTTGTATAGCAACCGTTTATAACGTCTACCTTCATCGCACTCGAAATAGCGATCTCAAGGAAAAATTAATTGCATGGATCATGAGTAAAATTCCATCATACAAGTAAGGTGTATTATGTCTAACGATGTTAATTTAGAAAGATTATCTCCATATGAATATCAATTAAATTTTTCATTCCAGTATAAAAATGAACCAATTGGTATCATATATAAGTCGACTGTTCCATCTATTGGAGAATATGGACCATATATAAAAGATGAATTAATTAGATGTCATGAAATGATTATTGAAGCATTGGAGAAAGAATCTGGAATATATGATGAATTTAGAATTGATTGGGTATAAAGTATAATTATGTTTAACACAAAACGATATGAACAATATTTTAAAGATCGTGAAGATCTCTTTAGAAAGTTGTCATCGAATCCTGAACACGTTATACCGGTATATTACTGTCCAATTTGTCAACGCAATGTAAATATCATGGACACTGATCATCTAATTACTGGTGTTTCGCCTCGATGTGAAGTTTGTGGAAATCTCGTGCAATGGAATTATAAAGCATTGCGGTGAATGTTATGGATGTATTTGAAAAATTTAGTGTGATGATTGGTCTGTTATTGTTCTATGGAGCATGTATTGGAATGGCTATATCTGGTTTATACAATGTCAATGAACGAACTTTATTAGTGTTTGGAATTTTAACAGGAGTAGTATTTCCAGTTATAGTATGGTTTGGAATGATAAATACAAAGGAGCGATAATGTTATGAAGGTTGAATTTTACGTGGGAATGAATTTAGTGAAGTGTAAACAAACAACAACTCTGGAAGTTGATGACGACACTTCCGATGATGAAATAAGTGAGATGCTCAATGATTGGATGTGGAATCACATCGACATTGGTTGGGAAAAGATTGAGGGCTAAATTAGTAATCCATACACCGATCAACTAGTTTTTATAATACTAACACCAACATTACTTGATGCCTGACTTTTGTGATTGTGAACCATCTTATGAAGATTTAAAACAAATGCATTTTGACAGCCTCAAACGCAAGTTAAGTATTGATCTAATTATTGCCTGTGAAATCTACCACAATAACACGAATGGTCAACCTGTATGGTTTACACGACTCTGTGAAGTTTTTGAAGGCTTAATATCTAAAAATGATGTAAATCATTCACTTGACACTTTGAGTGATTGGATAGTAATCTATGGTGAATATGGAGAAACAAAATCAGGATATGGTGGATATCGCTACTTCATAGACAAAGATGCCAAATACAAAATTGAAGAATTATATAATAAGTATTATGCTTGGTATCGAAGATCTTTTCTAAAATACCAGTAGGAGTTGATCGGCGTTAAGTTTTGTAATTGATATTTCCACACCTTTTTATAATATCACATATAATTATTAGTTATGTCTACTGTTATCAAGTATCTACACTTTAGAGACATAATTAATCAGATGTGTGCTATTCGTGAAGATGAAGTTACCCTGCACTTTAAAACTGATGGTATCATTGTTAAGTTTGTTGATCTCGCAAATGTCGCATTAGTGAATCTGACCATTCCAACTAGTGTATTTGAGTGTTATGATCTCACTGAACAGGACATTGTTATTAAACTTGAAAACCTACGAACATCTGCCAACCTCACCTATGGATTTGTAACTATTAGTCAGATTGCTGATGAAAATAAAACATTAACAATGTTGAAATTTGAAAGTGGTAAATATAGTAGCGTGTTTAAGCACGATGCTGATGCTGTTGTTAAAAAGGAACCTAACGAACCAACCATGATATGGACTTCTAAAACCATTATTAAGGCCAGTGACATGCGTAAGTTCCTGACTAAAACTTCACCATACTATGATAAAATTCGTGTTCACATTCAAAACAACCATTCACACTTCTACGTTAGCAACGATCATGATAAACTCACCTTCGAGATTGATAATGGCATGATAACTGTAGACAACAACAGTAGCCTCTATAACATGGATTATATGAAACGTCTATTCAAACATCTAAAGGGCGATGTGGAATTTTCATCTGGTAATGACATGCCATGTAAAATCAGTATACAAGTTGGTGGCTGTGAAATTGGCTACTATATGCTGGCTCCTAGAATTGAGAGTGATTAATTATGTCAACCATTAATGAATTAATTAAAAACATTGAAGATTGTGAATTTGAATGTGTTGCTGGAAATCTTAAAAACTGTGAGGGTTGGATAGAATTGAAAAATAGAGTCAATGATATTGATGAAATTTTTGATATATTAAAAGAAAATTATAACAAACTAGATTATTCTCAAGGATTGGAATTACAAGAAATTGGTAAAATGGTTGAAAATATGTGGGATTCATATACAGATGAGTAAAATTTAATGTCTAGAATTTATTTTAATACAAGGAATGTTGATATTGGGGATGTAGAAGTTTCTGGAAGAGAAGCACACCTATTACATTTCCTTGACAAACAAATTGGAACTGGAATATTGTATAATAAATTATCATCCTACAATTTAGATGATGAACCATTCAGTAATTGGATTGAAATTAATTACTTACAAGATGTATTGTCAAAATCTCATTTAAAACCAGATGACATAAAACACATAATTACTGCATTACATACTGGAATGGATAACCATAAAATCAAATATGAGGGTGAATGGTTGTTATCGTGGCCTTGGTTCCTTACAATGAATTCCCTGTATGGTAGTGATGTTATGTGCTTAATAGGCCAAATGTCTGCTCAAATGGAAATCTACGCACACATCAAGAAAGAAAACTTTACATGGTTCAGTAACCTCATTAAACAAGCATTAGAAAAAAAAATCCTACGACAAGACATGGGTTGGGATGACGTTATTAGTTTGTGTGAACGAGATGACGTTGATCTCATTGTAATGTCATATTCAGTGTGTGAGGGATTCCCAAATGTAAGTTTAAGTGGACTTCCAATTGATGACGAAGGCTACAGTGACTTTGATGATATGACTCATGAACAACGTTGGGATCTTTGTGTGAAGAACCTTAACCCTGGTGTTGAAATAACTCCCGAATCAATAAGGTGTAGTTACCAGTGAAGTTTAACCATGACAAATTTATCAGAATTACTCAAAGATCAGAAATTCCTTGAATATTGTAAGGAAAACATGACAGACGAATATACCATTGATGAATATGGCATTTATCATTGGGTTTATCCTAATGCTCTGTGGGTTTGTGCTAAAAAATATTGTGAAGAATTTAACATTGAGTTTAAGTAAATTATTGTGGTGATTACTAGTTATGAAAATTAATCTTTATTCTGAATTATCTAAATTAGATTTAACTGAACCATCTACATGTACAAAGTTAAAATACAATATGATTTCAAGTTATATTGAAGATCTTGAACGTTATGGTGATAGGAAATGTATAGATGGAAATTCTTGGGCTTTTAATAATATACATAAAACGTTAATTATAATGCTAGAAGTTTTTTCTAAAAAGAGTGAGAAAATGTCTAATAATGATTGGATTGAATTAATTAGATATTTTAAATACATTACTTCTGATGAGACTGGTCACAAATATGAATTTAAACTATGGGGCTTTACATGAAAATCAAATTATTTAAACACCTAAATCACATTTATCGACCATGTATTTTTTGTAGTGGGCAAATGGTCGTTAGTATGGAAGAACCCGATCACAACGACAATACCATATGTTCTACTTCGGCGTGCAAGAAATGCCGTAGTGTTATTGTGATTGAAACCAGCAAGGATAACTATGTATTGGTTGATGAATAATCCTTAACTTACATTCTCTTTTATAATAGTAAATACAAATATATCGTTATGAATGCTGATGATCGCACTTATGTGGTCATGGAATCTGGTTATTACATTGACAGACATAGTGGTATACCAATTGTAAATCTCTATTCTCGATGTTACGAAGATCCCATGGTCACTGCAACTCATTCATTTCCATATGAACCATACTTATATGTGCCTGCTAATGAAGCAACAAAGTTTTCTCATCCAGCAATTAAACGAATTGAAGATGAAATCCTATTAGACTATAAACATAACGAAATTAGAAAAGTTATTGTAAACATTCCTACTGATGTTCGAGATGTTCGAGATCTTGGATATTCGTTCACTCGTGAAAGCGATGTATTATTTGATAAGCGATTCCTGATCGATCATAAAATTCGTTATGCTTACAAAGTAATAGACAATAAGCCAATTCCAGTTGAAGTCGATCATCCTATGGATCCCCTTGTAATGTATTTTGATATTGAGACTTGGGACAATACTGGTGGATTTACTGGACCAAAAGAAGCAACTGCCCCAATCGTATCTATCCAAATTGGCAACAACTACAATGACAAGGAAGTCGTATTCACTTACGCAATTGGTAAATCAAATGATCCCGATCAATTCATGTGTGAGACTGAACAAGAACTCTACCAAATGGTAATGGCTTATATCCAAGAACTTAATCCAGATATTCTTGCTGCATGGAACAGTGATCAATTCGACATACCATATATTATTAATCGTGCTAAAATTCTACGAACCCAAGGAACACTAAAGAAAAGTCTATGTCGTTATGCTGAACCATCAACGAAGATAACCATATATAAGAAGCGTGAACAATTCAGATCCTATCTTCCTGGTCGTGCATGTCTCGATATGATGGAAGCATTCAAAAAATACAATGTTGGTAAAGGTCAAAGAGAATCTAATGGTCTTAAATCAGTCATATCTGACAAATCACTTCTAAAAGAAGCAGCATACACATATCAAGATCTTGGGCCAATCATCAATGATATTATTGTTGCTGAACGATGGGATGATTTCATAGCATACTGCAAAAACGATATTAAGGCCCTCAAAGTAATTGACAAGAAACTTGGACTCTACAAATTCTTTGAATCCATACGATTTATCGCAGGGAACAAAATTACTGAAAGTCTACACAACAGCACCATCATTGCCACCTATGTTCGACATGAAGGCATCAAACCCCTTCCTCGCCGTAAATACAAAGGTGACGATGAAGATGATGGACCGAAGTTTCCAGGTGCATTAGTTGTCACTCCAAAACTCGGTGTACATGAGTGGGTAGCAACAGTTGACTTGAATTCCCTTTACCCACACATAATTTTAGCCTACGAACTTTCTAGTGACTGCGATGGAATAATTCACAAGTCCACTCAAAAACTTATGGATCTGCGTGAAGTCTATAGAGATCAGAAGAATCGTGGATTAGACGGTGCTAGTGCACGTGATTCCGCAGCAAAGGCTCTGGTGAACTCTATTTATGGAATTATGGGCGCAGAGTCATCTGAATGTTATGATGAAGAAAAAGCAGCATTCGTAACTGCCACTGGGCAAAAGATCAATAAACATATTCAAGAACTCGTCAAATTGAAGGGGAAATCGGTAATCTACGGCGATACGGACTCCGTTTTCTTTTCTGAGGTCAAAACAGGCTCCGAATGTTTATACTTTGAAAAATGGTTAAATGAAGAATTAGTAAAGTGGTCCGATGAACAAGGATGTAAAATCCATTTCAAATTGAAATCTGAAAAATTATTTCGTCGTATAATCTTTAAGCCAAAATCCAATGATAGATCACAGGCTAGTAAGAAGAAGTATGCTGGTCATCTCATCTGGGAAGAAGGTAGAGATTGCGATGAATTTAAATTCATGGGACTTGAAATAAAACGTTCAGATAATTCAATAATGACCAAACAGTGTCTATCTTATTTATTAGAAACAACTCTACTTAAAGGTGAAGTTGAAAAAGCAACAAAATTCGTCCGTGATCATTACCGATCGGTTCTTGATGGAACAGCCAATATCTACGATATATCCATCCCTAGAGAACTTCGTAAGACCAATTACAATGGTGAAAAGAATGCTTGGGCTGATGGGAAAACCTATGCATTACAACACTTCAACTATACAATCCAAGAAGGAGAAAAACCAAGATTGGTCCACCTTAAACATGGAGAAACAATATGTATAGATGATGGATTTGATACCTCACAAATATCACATCTAGTAGATTGGAAATTAATGGCTGAAAAAACCATAAAGAAGAAACTTGAATCATATTTCTGGGCAGTTGACATTGAATGGAACACAGCAATAAAAGGTCAAACCAATCTACAAAAATTTGGCTTCTAATGTTTACCTTTTGACTTCTACAACTAGAACACAACATTTATATAACGTGAACAACCACCTGTATGTACCCCCCCATTACTAACATACGTCACAGAAAGCCACATGCCTCTTTGTGGTTTTCTTTTTCGTTGTTATGTTGCTAGGCTACATCCGTCAGTTTTCTATTCTTCGCGCCGAAATTATACCATAACTATTATATAAGTGTAACCACATACCACTTGTATGGCTAGGCGAAAATCCCTTTTAGATCAAGATCTTTCTGGTGATCGTGAAGATACCAGCGAGCAGATTGATAAAATCATCGATGAAACAGTCGATCTTCGAACCGAACGCGAAAAGAAAAACTGCCCATTCGACGGCAATGAAAAACTATAATGGTGAATATTGTGCAATTTATAGTTAATTTAGACGAGGAAACAAATTGAGACGACCATCACTGTTCAACAAGGACTTGACACCACAAGGTAACACCGGTAATGAAATTGATAAAGTAATTGCTGAAACAAAGGTTAGTTTTGTCCGTAAAGTTTACAACAAAGTTTGCGCACTAACAGGAATCCAAAAATGACAGATCAAGAACAACGTAACTAATAAGCAACCTTTTATTTTTATAAAACAAATTTTAAAGTGATCACATGAAACTACAACTTTTACAACACATAACTTTCATTACGCTTTGTCTGATGATTATAGTGGCGCCATCACTTGCAGCAGCCAAATTTGAATCGTATGGGCAAAGCGATAGTATTACTTCTAGAACCGCTGTGTATAGTTCCACGCTGGATGGAAGTTACAAGTTTGGGCAGATTGCTGGAACATTAAATGAACAAGGCAACAGTCAAACAATCTTGACACTTGGGAGAACAGCACACACAGAATCTGTAACTGTTAGTGCGGCAACTTCCAATGTATATAAGAATGTGGCAAATGTCGATACACTCGGTATGATAAATTTTGACGCTACATCAGGTATCACCGATCTCAAAAGCAATCGTCCAGATGTTATTTGTGATGCTGCTGGAAACATCGTGGCTATGGACAGCAATCTATCGACTTCAAGGTATCCAAGTGAACAGCGTGTTAGTGGAAAGTTCAGTTCAATGGCCTCTGGAAACGTGCAATTGGATTCCACTACGGGAACTGTTGATGACACCATGATTAATGATCTGTATGTTGCTGCCGATCAGGGTTATGCATATCGTGACTTCCACTCAAGTGCAATCAAAGGATTTAACAAGTCCGATACATCATATGGCTACGAAAACGACATCATCAAGCACGACAACACCCAGATTAATTCATCCACTGGTGGTTATGAGGCAGGTTACAAGACCTCATACACCGGTTTCAAAGATGCCTACAACAAAGTTCTCAACACTACAACTGTGGATGGATATGCATCTAACAAAACAGTGGTGGACAATCAAACCTCACAACAAGCAGTTGAAGACGAAGTTACCAACGTTAATGCAACATCGAGTGAGTAATCCAACTCACCCTCTATTTTTAGAACGATGTATCGTAATAGTTAAATATATTAACTTATAGTTATAACTATATTATGTTGATAAAAATAAGAGATTAGATGTTCCAGATCTATCTCAAGTAAAAGAAGTTACATTCTATATGTTGTCTTTTATTTGTTATAAGTCTTTCTATTCTTTTGTTAATCAACATGTAGGAAATTATGATGAAGAAATCTAGTAATGAAATTGTTAAAATGGAATTCATGGGAACTCCTGTTGAATGCGTAATTAAGGACGGTATCAAGTATATATCCGTCACTTCCATTTCTAATGCAATCGGAGTTGAAAATGATACTATAAGGAAACTTATAGGTAGAAATAGTGACACATTTGACGGTCTTTACATCCGGGACACTGTATCCCGGATGAATGGATCTCCAATAGAACAGGTTTGTTTGTCAAGAGATGGTATAATCGGGCTTATGTTTATGATTAATACTAAATCATATCCTGAAGATAAAAGACAAACAATTATAAAATTTAAGAAATGGGCAACAACTGTATTGGGCGAAGCATATGAAAAGCAATTTCTATCAAAAGCAAGTGGTTTACTTGCGGATAATTGGGATGAACAGCGCGAAATCACTAAACAAAATCATTATCCATTAATGCAGGCAGTTCATGATACTTATGAATCTCATCATGAAAATGGAGTAGTCCCACGTAGACGATACATGGAAGAAAATATTATGATAAACGAAACTTCAATGGGACACCATCGTCGTGGTATGAGAAACAAAGCATCGATTAAAGATTTGGCTAGAGTATCTCTTGCAATTGGTGCTGATATTGTTCTCCATGAATTAGAATATTCTGACATAGGAGAACGTAAAAACATTATTGGTAAAATGCTTAATAAATACCACAAACCTAATGAACAATCTCAACTTTCTGAATCAAGTGAAGATGGGGATGAAATCCTTGAAAAGTTCATGTGACAGTTGTAGATCTTACACAACTATTTTTAGATCGCAAGTTTTATAAAAAGTCACGACCAAGTATTGTTATGACAAACGAATTTAGCGTTATTAGAATCGTTGACAAGTCACAGACCAGCCTACTTGATTTTTACCCTGAATTATTCGCTTGAAAACCATGAAGTATTATAAAGACGTTCTTATTCCAGAACACACTAAAGTTGAACTTGATCGTACAACATGTGACATTTGTGGAAAGGCATTTAAACAAAAATATTATAATCACGGTGAGATTGTTGAATTTGGATTTAGAATGGCTTTATTCTACTCTCGTTGGTATTATGAGCCATGCGATTCACATAACTGGGATCCTGATATATGTTTAGAATGTTTCTTTGAAAAATTACTTCCATTGTTCAAATCAATTGGACTTGAACCTAATCCTGTAGAGTTAGATGATGGTTCATCTTATAGTAATGCTTCATTTAGTGACTTACTTGGATATTATGATGAACATAAAGAAAAGTTAACGAATGTTTAACTATTACATTACCCACACCATTTTATGCCCAGTAATGTTATTTTAACTAAAAGTTCTCTTGATGAAATTCGAGAGGGTAGAAAAGAAGTCGATCATGTCCTGTATTTGAAGTTAAAGGATATATGTGATACATATAATTTTTATCCAGGAGTATTCTACCACGAAGGCAACATCAACGAAGATGGCCCAATGTCAAGACTCAAAGATCTCAATAAGTATGATGGCTTCTTCATGATTGTTGATGCTCCAGACATCCCCATACAAGGTTTCAAAGGTGTTGAACTTCGACCATCAATCACAAAGGGTGTCAGTGACAATCAATTACTATTCATATACACCGATTATAGTCATCTAAAGCAATTGAAGCATCTTGACTTTGATGATGAGCCGAGTGTTTGGTTTGCTGGTGATTTCGTGATCATGGAAAATGGTCAGATATTTCCACAACAAAATGCCAGATACATGAGCGTGGTGTCATTAGCGACTTGTGGACTTAACACCCAGATTGATTTGAGGATGACTCAATTTATCCAGGGAAGTTTCCATCACATCAGTGGTAGACGACTCAATCCAAGTGAATATTATCATGCGATGTCACAACATCCATATGGTCTTGCTGTTCGTGGTTGGGGCAATTACAGCGCGCGATTTTACGAATTGTTAGCCAGTGGTCGCATCCCAGTTCACATTGACACCGGCGACCCACTACCATTCGAGAACGAAATCGACTGGGATCAATGCATAGTGAACGTCAATGATCTCCGTAACATTCGTGATGATGTAAACAATTTCCACAATCAATTCACCGATGACAAATCATTTAGACAACACCAAGACAAGTTGGTCAAACTTTACCACGAATATTGTAGTGTTGATGGCTATATAAAACACTTCGATTACTATGAAGATGATATCAACCGCATTATAAAGCAAACTTAACATTACAATTTTCGCGCGAAATTATCCCATTCTTTTTATATAACTTCAAGCATAATTATTTATGTGATGAAATCACACTATATAAATATGTTACGCCTTCGTTTTAAACTCGCTGAACATGACTTATTCACCGCTGTATATTGGAAGTGGATTCAATTCAAAATGTGGATGGGATGTTATAGTTAAGTTTACATATTATAACAACATATTTATAATTGTATGATAGGGAAATCCTGTTAGTTGTATTGATTATAGCCTTTATTGTTGTATGTCCAATCATCACTATTTGGGCGCTTAATACCTTGTTCGTCGGAGTATTCTTCACAAAAGCAATTGAACTCACCATGTGGACATATCTTGCAATGGTTTGGTTCACCAGCGTATTCGCGAGATCTCGCATTAAAAGCGATTAAGTTTTATCAATTAACTTATATTTTTAACTATTGTAAATGGTGTATAGTTAAGTTTTGATACCGTTTAGTTAATTATAAATATACATGTATCAAATTACATTGTAGAGTTGGACACAACTCAAAGGTGTAATTTAAAATGTTTCTACCATTATTGATTATTGCTATAGTAATATTCGTTATTGGAATATTGCTTGTATTTGGAGAATATGGAAATCAAGCAACGCTGGCGTTTATGATTGCATTTCTATTATGTATAGCGTCATTTGCGATTATCATTATTAATCCAGGAGAAGTTGGTGTTACCAATATTTGGGGAAACGTGGGTGATGATCCAGTTCCAGCAGGAATCCATTTCATTATGCCATTCATTACTGACATCATTGTATTTGACGCAAAAACCCAAGTTGATACACAACAGGCTAGTGTTCTCACATCAGACGCATTGACCATTACAACCGATGTGTCGATCAATTACCGTATTGATCCGATGAAAGCACCTATGATTTATAAAACAATGGGTATAGGTTACAAAGACACAGTGATTGATCCTACTATCAGATCGGTAATTCGTGATTCGTTTGCTGTTTATGACACAAAGACCCTTTACAGTTCTGGTCGAACTAATTTAAGTGCAGACATCAAACAGCGTTTAGATACATATCTATCAATTCGCGGTGTCATCATCGAGGATGTTCTGCTTCGTCAGGTAGAACCTCCAGCAGCAGTTAAACAGTCCATTGAAGCAAAACAACAAATGGAGCAGGAAATTCAAAAGAAACAATTTGAAGTTCAGAAAGAAGTTGCTGAAGCAGATCGTAAACGCGCTGAAGCCCAAGGTATTGCAGATGCAAATCGAATCATCAGTGATAGTTTAAGTAATCATTATTTGCAGTGGTATTGGCTTGACAAACTATCTGGAAAAGAAGTGTTTTATGTCCCAACAGGATCTAATGGATTTCCAATAAATTTGGTAAAAAGTGTAGATTATAATAATTCTACATCATAACATTTTCCTTCATATTTTTCGTTTATTAATGATGTGAAATACACTTTCCAGTATTCTACATTTGTCCTTGTTTTATTATGACATCCTATACACAATGGAACGAACATTTTAGGACTATCATCGCACATTGAATATGGGTTATAATTTACATGGTGTATTGCTAATTCATAATTCGAATTATGTTCTTTAGTTTTCCCACATATTACACATACATTACCAAAGAAATTTCTAACATTTTCTTTAAACTTTTTATTAAACTTTGGACAGTAATTTCCATATGAAATCCCACCTTTCCAATTTGGATTATTTTCTAATACCGGATAATTATTTAACTTTCTTGTCTCTAATGCCTTGTCGATAGATTCTCTTGAAATTATTTTTCCAGTATTAGACTCTCCAATCTTTCTTTTGTGTTCATCACTCAAATTTAATCCTTTGTTCCACGATGACGAACCCAATCTAGACTTTCTAATATTTTCTTTGTGCTCGTCACTCAAAGGAATTCCGACTTGCCATGGATGAGATCTGCCGAGATGTGCTTTTCTTATTTTTTCTTTCCATTCTTCAGGCATCTTTTCACCTTTCTTTGGCATATAGATTATTAATTTATCTTTTATATATTTAAATATTTATATGAGTCAATATAAATATCGTTCAAACTACTGTAAATGAGTTAGTTTAACAAAAGAGCGAACACGTAGCCACAATTCCATCATAACAAAACAACAAAAGGAAAGATCCCTCTTCCTTGTTGTCATTCTATTACTGTTGGGCACATACATATTGGTCATGCCGTTATATAAAACTAGTGGTTGGACCGTAATCTTTTTATAATATAACTTATATTATTTAAATATGATAGAATACCTGGTCATGGTTAGTATACTAGTGTTGCTACTGTTTATTATTTCATTTGTGCTTATTTCCATGGGAAGTCAAAATAAACAACACATATACAGCAATGTGACTTGCCCGTGTTGTGGTGAAAGGCGCGTGGTGTTTTATATAACTTTAATGGGACTAATAACACCAATGTATGTGTATAGATGTGATAATTGTGGTTGGTCAACATTCACCACGACATTCCCACCAATGGTATCGGCGTGAAAGATTAATAACACATTAGTTTTATAATACTAGATTAGTATGCGAGTTATAAAGTGTTCAGGTATTGCTCAAGCCTATGAAAAAGGTGTAAGATATGTGTTAGGTTGTGGTGCGATGAAGCATATTCATGGAACTGATGTATTACAGGCAGATCCGTGTGTGCTTGAGATTCGTATTGATAATGATAATGATCATTCTAATTTGGCACCACTTAAACAGGGAGCATCTGGTGTCTATCGTGATGAATTTTTAAATCCAGATAAA